TGACCAAAGAACATTGGTTGTTTCTTTGTATCAACCTCGTTGGAGTTGAAAACTGTCATGGAATCAACCATTGGTTTTCCCTCCAACCCTGTCTTAAATCTTACAAGACTCACAATCTTCCTCCTCGGCGTTTTCTAGTTGAGAGATTAAATCATTTAGAGATTGAGTAGTTTCTTCAACCTCATCATTCTTACTGTCGTAAGTGTTTTGATAATAACTGGTTTTCCAACCGTACTTATATGTAGTCAGAAGGTCTTGTGCCCATACCGAAATGGGGATCTCATTGTTAGGATATTGAGTTGGATTATAAGACCAGTTGCCGCTGATTGCTTGGTCGAAGAACTTTTGCATCACAGCAACAACATTAATATAACCACGATTGGACTCCATATCCCAAAGAAGCGTATAAGCATTTTTAAGAGATTGATATTGGGGGACAATCTGCTTAAGGACTCCTTTCTTTGACTTCTTAACGGACAGGAATGCACGGGGAGGTTCGATTCCATTTGTTGCGTTTGACACAACGGAACTGCTCTCTGAAGGCATTTGTGCGGACAATGTTGAGTTCCGTACTCCGTATTGCTTAACCTGTGTTCTAAGACCTTCCCAATCATATTTTAACTCGTTGGGGACGATTTCGTCAACGTCCTTCTTGTATGTATCAATGGGAAGAATTCCATTACCATACTTGGTTCGATGTGAATATTCACAAGCACCTTTCTCTTTAGCAAGGTTTACAGTTGCCTGAATGAGGTAGTATTGGAATGCCTCAGTGAGGTCGTGAACCGCGTTCCAGGCACCCTGAGAGTCGTATGAGTGCCCGTGCTTGGCGAGATAGTGTGCTAAACCAATATAACCAATTCCAAGGGAGCGACGTGCCTTTGTAGCGATCTCTGCTGCCTTGACTGGGTATCCTTGAAAATCAATGAGTTCATCAAGACCCCTAACAGCAAGATCACAGAGAACTTCAAGATCCTCAAGATCCCTAATTTTTCCAATGTTAACAGCAGAAAGAATGCAAAGAGCAATTTCGCCATCAGTATCATCAATATGTTGAAGTGGTTTAGTAGGCAGAGTGATCTCCTGACACAGATTGCTCATCTCAACTTTATCCATAAAGGAGGAGTGAGAGTTGCAGTGGTCGATATTCATAATGTAGAGGCGACCAGTTTCAGCACGCTCTTTCAGAATATCCAAAAAGAGTTCTTGAGCTCCGATAGTCTTTCTTGGAATAGACTTATCTGATTCATAAACATTGTATAACTCATCAAATCCATCAGTACCAAAAGCATCATACAGACCAGGAACGTCGTGTGGAGAGAAGAGTGAGATGTTTTCGTTTTTGATGAAACGCTCATAGAACAACTTGGAAATTTGAATGGAATAATCTAGTTTACGGACACGATTATCTTCACTTCCTTTATTATTCTTCAGAACAATGATATCTTCTATTTCTTGGTGCCAGATCGGGAAGTGGACAGTCGCTGATCCACCTCTGATGCCATTTTGAGTGCAGCATCGGACAGTCGCTTCAAACTTTTTGAGGAAAGGGATAACGCCTGTGTGCTGAACTTCTCCGCCTCTGATTTTAGCGTTGATGCCCCTGATGCGACCTGCGTTGATACCGATGCCCGCCCTTTGTGCAACATATCGGCCAATAGCCATATCGCTAGTAAAGATACTATCGAGGGTGTCATCAGCATCAATAAGGACACAGCTAGCATATTGTCTAAGTGGTGTCCGCACTCCCGCCATGATGGGGGTTGGGATGTTGATTTTGTGTTTGGAGATTGCGTCATAATACCTCTTAACGTAATCCAAACGAGTCTCTTTTGGATATTTAGAGAAGATAGTTGCCGCAATCAAAAGGTACATAAATTGTGGCGTTTCGTAAAGTGCCCCAGTGCTTCTATCCTGCACGAGGTACTTATCAACGACCTGACGTAGACCTGCATAAGTGAACAGATAGTCACGCTGATGATCAATAAACGACTGAAGTTTATCAAAATCTTCTTCAGTGTAAAGATTGAGAATTTCTTCATCATATACACCCTTTTCAACGCAACGTTCTACATGTTGTTTCAGGTTCGGAATTTCGTGCATACGTCCATACAACTGCTTGCGAGTAGCAAACAGGAGCAGACGAGCAGCAACAAATTGATAGTTGGGATGCTCCAGGTCAATCAGGTCAGAAGCAGAACGGATCAGAATCTCCTGAATTTCTGCAGTGGTAATGCCATCGTAAAATTGAATACCAGACTGCATTTCAACTTGCGATGCAGATACATTTGCTAGATCTTTACACGCTTCTTCCACCATAACGTGGAGTTTATTTAAGTCAAGAGGTTCAGTCTTACCGTTTCTCTTGACAACTTTAGTTCCATTGCTCATATTTTCTTCCAGTTGTTAAACTTAATTTTTGCTTCTAAACCTGAGTAGGTATTTGATTCTATCACATCCATAACATTAAGTCCAGAGAGGACCATATCATTGATGTCCTTGTCTACGATTCCGCTTGGCCAGATGACGACGCTTTCGCCTCTTGATATGCATTTGCTAATGCGATTGACGATTTCTCGATTGCGGGGCTCATTATCATAAACAAAAACAATACTACTTCCTTCAAGACAACGAACATCACCATCACTACCACACAGAGCCACACTATTGTTGACGAAAGTGCTGTCGAAGGGTCCTTCAACCACGTAGACTGGTAGTTTCTCATCGATTGTATTAAGTCCATAAATTTTCGGTGCCTCCTCGTCAAGCATCACAGTGATATATTTAACAGAGTTAGGAACTAGACTTCTTCCCTGAAAACCAATAAGATCATTGTCTTTACCATACATTGGTATAATAATACGACATTCATCACCACCTATGGTGTCGAATGTTTGTTTTTGGGAATTAGTCCACTCTTTGAATTTGTTAGCGAAGTAAAACTTTTCTGGGTTGAGTTTTCTTTTCTCCAAGTATTCTCTAGCAGTAGGAACTTCCGATGCCTTAGGAAGATCTAATCTCTTTTTGAAAGTTGGTTTACTAAACTCCAGTTTTGGTGCTTCTACAACAAATCCCTTACCAGTATGACCATCCCTAAACTTCTCAAGCGTATATTGCTTATGAAGCGTAGGGTCCAGTTCCTTAAGGAAGTTATTAAAAGACAGACTAGCACCACAATTATGACATTTAAAGTTGGTGTTATTCTTCACAGGATACAAATATCCCCTCGCCTTATTTTTATTACGTGAGGAGTCCCCACAGATAGGACATCGGAAGTTGTATAGATCCGACTTTACCCTCTTAAATTTTTGAAGGCGTGACGAAACGAGTCCAATATACTTGGAGTCAACCAAATCCATTATGCGAATGCTATTTCTGCTGCTCTATTCTAACCCCTGCTTGAGCAGCAGTCAATAGTCTTGGAACAAATGCGTTTACAGTGCTTATGGCGATAACAGAAACAGCCAAAACACCACCAACCTGCCATCTAAATTTAGATAAACCTTTTATCTCTACTTGTATTCTATCAATTCTTTCGTGAATAATCTTATGATCTCTATCACTTGCTTGTTTAACTTCATCAATCATCTTGATGAGTAGATCGTCTGTCTTTATACTTTGCTCTATTCTTTCGTCATGCTTAGCAAGAATTGCTGCGATGCGTGAATTCCCTTCGGAAATCTTATCGACTGCCGACTCCAGTTTTGATAACATTTCGCGGGACAAGTCTTCATAGATATCGAGTTTAGATTCAAGAACCGCAACTTTAGCTTGACTGAACATTTTTCTTCTTTTTCTTTCTACTTGCTTTTACAAGACCTCTGAAAAAGATATTCCACCCTCTTTCTTTTTTACGTCTCAAGTCTACAGGAGGATCATCTCCTGCTTCAACAGTACCTGCAATACCACCAGCACCAACTGTCATTTCTTCGTCAAGTTTATACTGACGAACAATATCAATAACTCTGTCGATATTCATAGTGCATTTAATTGTTCTAAACAGTTTACATCAGACTCAATATCATCAACTACGGTCTTTGGATATTCTGGAATTCTTTTTAAGAATATCAGAAAACTTTTAATAGATGGCCAAAGTTCCTCTTCTAAGTTATAGAATAAAAGAGGAACTGCCGCATCATTAAAGACATTAAACAGTATTATAAGGTGGTTTAATATAAGATGAACTTTAAGTTCACCTGTATTCTTATATTTTTTTAATAAACGTTTTACATATCTAATCCGTTTCAGATCAGATTCAAAGTCATCCTTTGTAACTGCCTGCGGATTATCGTAGAATTTTATAGCAAAGAGCAAATAGTTGCTCTCATTCAATTCATCAAATCTCATACTTTATCAGGTATCTGGATATTGTGCGTCATCGGCAGCATCAGTTGTAGTTAGAATTCCACCAGCAACTAATACTTCACTCTTAACTCTTAGATTTCCGTGAGTATCAATATAAGTCATGATTCCAACCCAACCACTGTGAGCAACAGCGTATTTAGTAGTTGCGGCAACACCAACTTCAACACGATCTACACCGAATACATCTCTAAAATATCCATCAGTTTTTCTTCTGAAGGAAATTGTATCTCCAGTATTAATACCGACAGAAATAGTAGATGCTAAACTTACTGTGGTTTCTCCAATTGTTGAAATAACAATATTATTTCCATTATTTACAATTGCATCACCAACAATAACATCCTTAGTTCCAACAACAACAGGGATAATATTAGTTCCAACTCCAGCATTAGTTGTAGCAGTTCCAGTTACCCCAAGATTTTGGAACGTAGCAGCAGAATCATTTCTATTATTAAAGCTACTATCACCTAAAGTATAAATTGGTTGTTCGTTAACATTATATGCTACTGCAGGAATTGTAGTAATTCCAGAAATAAAGTTAGCAGTGCCTGCAATCGAAATCGTAGTTGAAGTAAATCCAGTGATAACTGCCTGACCGTAAGTTCCACCAGTTCCAACAGTTATTACATCACCTGTCTTAATTCCTGCGGTTGTAAAGGTTACAACGCCAGTAGTACCGGTTACGGTATTGGTTCCAAGGTTGACGGCAATAGTCCCGTCTGAGTAAACCGAATCTTTATTGCCCCAAAGAGCCATGTTTCCTTACCTATAAAATTCTTATATTGATATTTATAAAAAAAGGAGACCTTTACTTCTTGGTCTCCTTGCGTAAAACTATTTTTAAAAAGTGAGTAATAAGGTCGAGCAACCCATTCTCCTCAAATCTTTTTGTTTTTGCTAACCACTCGGAAGCAGTTAGTAGTAGACCTAAAGCAATGGTTACTCCCCAGTTAGTTAGAAAGCAGGTAATCATCCTTCAGCTTGTGGCTTGAAGAGAAGTTCCTTAACAGTAAGAAGAACCATGTCATCAATACTGTTGTCGGTGGATTTTACATACTTTTCAAGGAGTTCAATAACAAGATTCTTAACTGCTGGATGTGAAGCAAGTTGAAGCACGATTGGTTTTACAACCGCTACGACTGCACCCATGGTGTCCTCCGTGTGAGAGTATCCTGGGATATTTAGTATCAGACTCCTTTAAGATTGGATTTTGCTTTCAATTCTTTCATCATTGCATCATACTTTTTTTGAGCCTCAGGAGAAAGTTCAAGGTTCTCAGTTTTTTTTGGTTCCCCCCTTTCACCCCTACCATATCTACTATCATAACCCTCAGAGTTCATTTTAGCACTTGAAGAAGTCATAATCTTCATGACTTCTTTTCCATCAGTTGGAGCATCGAGCATAATAGGATTCTTAATTCCCATTGCTCTAAACTTATTCTTAAGAAGTTCTCTGTAAGTTCTCTTCTCTTTACAATCACATGGATTTTCTCCACAACATTCACACGCTTTACTATTCTCTTCTTTTACATTTTCAGGAAGACCCTTATGCTTGGTTTTAGCATACTTCTTTGCTTCCTTTTTAGTCATACCCTTTGCTGCAGCCTCAACCTCAGGCGATGCCTCACCTTTCTTCATCTCACCCTTTTTGCGTGCATAAACCATACCCATAAAGCGTTGCTGTGCTTTGCTCTTTGCCTTTTCAATAAGGAATGGTCCTTCCATCTCATTACCGGCACTAATAACTCCACCATTATTTTGTGGATTGGAACCATCATCTGGGAAGACTGTAATTCTCTTGGAATTATCAACCTTAACACCTACATCAATAGCGGCAGGAACTCTATTCTTACCATCGGTTGAAGTGGTTCCCTCAAACCAAAGATAATCTTCTTTGTTCATTGCTCTGCGGATTGCGTCACGACGATTATAGATGTAAGAATCCGTATTATCTTTCTTCCCATCATCATTTACATCACCATCTCTCTTGGAAGGATGTACTGGTTTGTCTAAACCACTCTTGTTATTTGGAATATCTTTTTTCTTTTTCTTACGCTCACCTTCATATGGTTCACCATACTCAGTCATCTCAACTTTAAGACCCCTACCTCTCAAAGCAGTGATCTTTTCACGAGTAGCATATCTAACATAAGATTTACCGCTCTTAGGATCAGTAACTCTTATCTTATACTTTCTATCAGTTTCTTCAGCAAGTTGATTCTCATACTCAAGATTAATAACTTCCTCTTTCTGCACTCCCTCAACAAATACTCTGTACAGAGCACCAGCAACTGAGTCTACTGCCCAGTCTACACTATCCACAAAATGTGACTCAGTAACACCAACCTTCTTTCCAAATAGTTTATCCTTAACTGCTTTCCTCTCAGCAGGGTTCAATGAACTATTAGACATGTACTGAGAGAAGGCTTGTTTAAGATCGATGTCCTCTCTTCTGGCACGATAACGGATGTCATATACTGCCTGACGAATTCTTTTCTCAGAGTTTTCGGCAGTTGATCCGCCACCTTCTTTCTTCGCAGAAGGAGCAGCTTTCTTAGCACCATTAGCAGGAGCAGCAGGAGCGTGCTTTCTTGCTGGAAGTTCTTCAGAGATATTGGTTTTCATTGGAAGATGTTACAGACTTACTTTTTCCTATATTTATTTATGAATTGTAGACCCCAACTAGAACCGGGGACCATTGATTCAACATATCTGCGATGGGAATCAGTTCCAACTAGACGTTGATCGGCAGGAACTCCACCTTGTTCAGTTCCATTTACAACCGCCTCATTCACATCTTTGATCCAGGACTTGAACATAATATTGTCTTCGGTAACACAAATAAGATAGTTAGTTCCACGACGAATAATACGTCCAACAAGTCCAGTGTTTAGATTTTCTACAAGTTCACCAATCTTGAAAATCGTCTTAGCAACATAGTTCTCACGTAAAGTCTGATAATCAAACTTTGGAGCCATCTCCCAGATTCCCCACTCTTCATTAATACCCATAGAGCGGCGAACTGTATTGAAAATTTCTTTTGCCTTTTCTGGTTTCATATCTCCAGGCATACCAGAGCGAAATGTCTTAAAGTCATTTTCTGCGGCAGCAAGTCTCATTCTTGAGGCAGAAAGACCTTCCACACCTTCGGAGTCTGGATCTCTATCTCCAGCGGAAACAACTTCTAGTTTATCGAACTGATATAGTTTACCATTATAACTTCCAGAAAGTTTTTCAAATTCTTTAACTCTATCAGCACCACCAACTATTCTTACATTAGCATAACCGTCGTTATGTGCTTTCTTAAGAACATCGAAGATGGTTTTAGTTGCCGCATCGTTAGCAATATTCTTTTTATGTTGTGGGAACATATCCATCATCACTTTTACTTTAGTATCAGCATCAAGTGGATTCTTCTTTGGATCTTGACTGCGTGATGGAACAATAAGATAGTCCCCACCATCACTCTTAGCAGAACCAGCAGCAGTATCCATTAACTGCAAGTGACCAAGATGAGGTGGATTGAAACGACCAAAAGCAATGGTCAAAGTTCCTTTTGTTTTTTTAACAGGTTCAAACTTTGGACCATCATCCTTCTGCTCCCCACCCTTTTCTGCTTTTGGTTGGGGAGCTTCCTTCTGCTGCTGTAGTGCAGGATCTACAAAGTTTGGATTGGAATATTTCTTTTCAGTTTCAGTCTGTTCTGGATCTTTTCCGCCAACTTTTTGGCGCTTATTATAAAAGACTAGTTTTCCTTTTTCAGTCTTTGCTACAAACTCACCACTGTTGCGATCATACCAACCACCGTGACCATCACCCTTAAGACCCATTCTTGCTGCTTGTTGTGCAGCAGATTCGGATAAGAACTGGAAGAAATTTTTCATCACTTTTTATTTTGCAACTCCTTGGTTACCGCCACTTCGTTAGTAACGATATACCTTAAAATTTGTTTTCGTATCAATATATATTTATTCTTTTGTTTATTATTGGTAGCAGAGTCAATTTCACGCTGAAGTGTTGTATACACATATCCAGCAAAATTCTTAAAGTCTTTACTTCTAAAGTCGCTAATCAATTGTTTTAGATACTCAGACATACTGCTTGATAGACCTACCACCCTTTGCGCTGATGACCATTCTAGCACCTTTAACACCATAGTTGTCTCTATCTCCCTTATAAATCGCCATAAAAACTGGTTCATAATTTCCAGTGATAGCATCACCATTATTATGAGTTTGTGATGAAGCAATCAACTTATACTTTCCAGTGGTTACCATTTGTATATTTACAGTTCCCTGAAGGAGAAGGTCAACATTCTGTATACTCGAAGGACCGCCATATCCATTACCATATACAGACATCATTTTCAATCTTGTATCTTTAATCTGTCTAGCAACAGTTGTGGCTGGTGGAATACCATTAGGATACATTTCTCGTATTGTCGCAACAAATGCCTGAGTTTCTGGGTGAGAAGCAAGAACTGGTTCACCTCTTACAGTAATACCTCCCCACTGCTGAATAGCAGTTGCCGATAATCCATCCTTATGTGATACAAAACCAACCATTCTACCCTGGTCATCTCTAAAATGAAAGTCTGACTTCGGTGTTCCTGGTGTGCTTTCTACAGCAACAACTCTATAATAGTTTTTGCCTATCTTTAAAGTAACAATATCACTACCATTTTTCTGCTTTATTTCCTCAAGTTTTCTTCTGATAAGTCTAACCTGCTCATCCTCTGCAGCAGTAGTATTTTGAGTTCTTCCAGAAAAAGTAGAGTCTTTATATAACTGGGTTAGTCTAATTAAACTGTTCGTTACTGTTGGTAAGACAATACTTTGACCCTGCTGATATTGTGCTAGATCATCTACACTGTTTAAAGTCTTAGCAACTCTTGGATCTATCTTTACTTTTAAACCATTTCCCTCAACAAGAGTAAAATCACCTCTACTAGCAATTCTAGTCTTAAAAAGAGAAAAGTTGTTTCTTTTTTTTAGTTCTGCAGGTGATAATGAAGCCATTACCTTTTTGAACTATTTAGTGCTCGTGAGAGGACTTGAACCTCCACAGATTACTCTACTGGAACCTAAACCCAGCGCGTCTACCAATTCCGCCACACGAGCAATGGAGAATAGCGGACTCGAACCGCTGACATCCTGCTTGCAAAGCAGGCGCTCTACCAGACTGAGCTAATTCCCCAAGGGACCCTTTCGGGTCGTTTGCTGGTTTATTCTACCACAGCACCAATAGCATCGTCAAGGTCAGCAATGACCTCACGAATCTCAAAGACACGCTCTGGGCAAGAAGCATCAGTAGAGTATCCTTTTTGAGAATCAAAGAGAACTTGACGGACTGCTGCTGCAGCACGAACATTCATTTCAACTTTTACATTTTTCATCGGTCGTCAGAAGCACGGTTTTCGGAGAAGTAAACATCAAAAGCACCTTCAGGATAACGCTTAAGAAGTTTCTGCACATTACGAGCAACAACATCATCAAGAGAAACACCTAGAGCCATACATGCCTGAGCAACATACCACATGATATCGCCCAACTCAATAATCAGGTGCTCACGGTTGTCCTCATTATAAGGTTTACCTTGAAATACCATTTTCTTGACGATTTCCATAAACTCACCGCCTTCGGCATTGATACCAACGGCAGCAGTCAGGAGACGCTCAATGTTTGCACCCTTCTCATCAAGTGCAACTAGGCGGTCAGAGAGAGCAAGAAAGTCCTTAGATGCATCAGAAGTTACAGCATCTACAAACTCAGCATACTTATCAAAATCAACGTGTTTTGCAGTTTCCATTAAAATTTAAATCCCTCAAACGACTTTTTAGGTTTCTTGTCTTCGTAATCATTATACTCGTCATCCTGCCCAGAGTCAAGTATGTCCTTTTGGGCGGACTGTTCACAATCATACAGTCTCATCTTCGCTCTGTCAATACCCACAATGAAACGCTTGTAGATAGTTGGATCATTATAGCGATTCTTCAACTGCTTCACCATGAGTTGTCCAAGACCTTCCAACTCTTCGGTGGAAATAAGAGCAAACATAAGGTCAGCAGTAGCAGGAAGACCGAATGATTCAGAAGTATCAGTGAGTTCAACGTCACTACTACCGTAACCAGAGCGAGTAGTCTGGGTAGCTGATACGATTGGTACATTTGCTTCGACTGCAAGACCTCTAAGTTCTTCTGCAATTGCCTTAATATATGAATATGAATTTACAGAAAGGTTTGACTTATAGCGGGAGGAAGCACATATATTAAGGTAATCAATGAAAATAATATCAGGTCTAAATGACTTCTTAAGTGCGAGTTCATTAAGGAGTGCTTTAAAGTGCCCACTATGTGCCGATGCAGTAGGATATTCCTTAATTATAAGAGTCCCCTGAGTCTTCTTAGAAAGATTGGTAACCTTATTTTCAAATGTAGTTCTGGGAAGATCTGTTAGATCTTGGATATTGACATTGAGAAGGTTTGCATCAATACGTTCAGCAATTTTCTCTTCTGCCATCTCCATTGTAACGTAAAGCACATTGTGTCCGTTAAGCAGACAGGCGCTAGCCATATGACACATGAATAGAGACTTACCAACACCTGTCCCAGCAAGAGCGATGTTAAGAGTCTTGTTAGGAAGACCACCTTTCGTAATCTTGTTAAAGTATTCAAGATCAAACGGTATACGATCCTCCTTACGGTGATAAGAGTCATATCTTTCCTGAAAGTCTTGTAAGTAATCATGTCCAATGTGATTATCAAATGATACCGCTAAGGCATCAGAAAGAATTGCTGGGATAGCATCACGATTCTTTTTCTCATTATTACCATCAGCGATGGTAATAGATTCCATAAGTGCTAAGTAAATGGCGCGATCACGGCACCACTTCTCTGTAGTATCTAACAACCATTGTTGATCCACAGCAGTATCATGAAGAGATCCGCTAATTTCCCTAACTTCCTTAATTTCACTTTCAGTCAGATCAGTTCTACTCTCAAGTTCAATCTTGAGTGCTTCTGTTGTAATAGCGGAACCATACTTCACAATGAAGTGAACTATCTCCTGAAAGATTACCTTTTCAGTACGCTGATCGAAGTAGTCTGGTTGAATGAAAGGAATTACTTTCCTAGAGTATTCTTCATTATAAACAAGGTTCCTAAGAATAGTGGTTTCAATCCTTTCCATTATAAGTAATGCAAGTATGTACTTAACAAATATTTTGACCCACTAATAGGTGTCTTTCCCTGATGGGGAAACATCCATAGTGGGGGAAATACAACTAGAGAACCTTTGCAAGGTTTTATCTCGCAATGCTCAAAGACTGTATCCCCACCGATTTCAACGGTATTTAAATACCAGAAAAATGATAAAAATCTTCTGGCGCTAGAGTGATTGACGACATCGACGTGTGTATCAAATCTATCATCACCATTAGGATTATACCTCTTTATCCTAAATTCTTCAAACGAATGTTTTTCTGGTAAAGGATAGTTGGAAAAGTATGTGTAATACTTATTTTTATATTCTAAGGTAGTCCTAATAAGTAGATTATGAACAACCTCACAGATTTCTCTGTTTTGAGTAAGATTTAATTGTGTAAAATTTGGATATCCATCATTACTTACCCGTTCATGTTTATCCTGGTTTTCTTCAAAGTATGAGACCAATTGATCGCATACTTCATTGGAAAGGACCTTTGGATAAACATGAACAAAGTCTGATAAACTACCCATAAGAGAATTGTTCCTTCGCTATAGCATCAAGTTGCTGCATTACTTCTGGGGTGAAATACTGCTCTGGGTCTTTGAGGATTGCTTTAGCGTAGACTTTTTTTCCATCAATTTCATACCGACCTGCGACATTCTTCCAGAGACCGCCCAGTTCACCGAGTTCAAGAAGACCGTAATAACGATCAAGACCACGCTCATCGTAATAGAGACGCACTTCCACATTTTGGTTCTCCTTGCTTAAACGTGACTTAGCAGTCTTAGCCTTGATAATGTTTCCAACGATTTCTGTTCCGTCTTTCTCCTTCTTCTTACTGAGATGAATGATAGTAGAAGCGGCATACTTAAGACCGCTACCACCACCCATTTCTTTTGTAGGAACGTAAGCGCCAATAACATCGTAGGTGTGGTTGGTTACAATCATTGGAATGTTTGCCTGACCCAACTTGAGTGTGAGCATACGGAAAGCACCTTTGATAAGTTGGGATTTGGTCATGTCCCGAACTTGTTTATCGTTCAGTGCGTCAGTGATCTCTTTCTCTGTGGAAAGCATACCCAGAGAGTCTAACACAAACATGCAGGGTTTGCGTTCTTCTAAAGGTTTTTTTAAGTAAATGTCCACTGCCTTGAGTGCCTTGCTACGGAACTCCTCAACAGTCACAACATTAACTACAACTAACCGATTGAGGTCAATACCCCTAGATTCGAGAAGGGATTTGTTAACAGCAGCTTCAGTGTCGAAATAGAGGCAATAACCATCAGGGTTGGTATCAAGAAAATTCTTAACCACAGCGAGAGAGAAGAAAGTCTTTCCAGTAGAAGACTCTCCAGCAATAGCAGTAATCTTATTCCCAGATACACCACCAAAAATACTACCTGAGACCAGTGCGTTAAAAATGAACGAACCTGTGTCAACGTAAGTTTCTGTTTCGTCGATGTCTGCAGCAAGTTTGGTATAGTCATCCCCAATCTCTTTTACAATATCTTTTAAAAAATCCATCACGCTACCATCCCGTATTGTTCACGAAGTATTTTTTTATAAGGCAGGTCTTGCTCACGCAATTCCTTTACCAGTTTGAGTTTTTGATACAATGCAGTATCACCACCAAGAGCCATTGCTTTTACAATAGTAGCAAGCTCATTGTCGTTAATAGGAAGATCCATTAAAAGAAAAATGATTCAAGGTTTACAGTTTTTTCGACAGACCATCCAATCGAATCTAGGATAGACTTGAGTGGCTCTACGAAACTCTTTTCAAATTGTAGGTCATAGTCGATGTACTTGTCAAGACCAAGTTCCTTAGGAAAGTCTTGAATGAAGGAGATAATGTTCTCCTGGATGATATTTGGTTTTTTCAAATAGAGAAACTTAATTTTTTCTCCATTACCAATAAGTGAATATTTATTGGTTAGTTTTTTGTCTTTCACATAATGATTAAACAGCAGTGCTCCACGAATGTGAATCGGAGTTCCCTTCATATAAATGTCCGATGAAGAATGATATTTTCGAACATCAGATGCTGTCCTTGGAAAAGCGATAGATTCTGGAGGAAGTGTCTTGAATTCACGGCGACATTGTTCGATAAATTCAATAACCTCATCTTCAGTTCCGTTCATCATGAGTTTTAGACCATCCTTAATCATCTGACGGCAAGGAGCAGGTGTAGAAGACTTCACTGCTTCAATGCCCATCATCTTCAGTTTGGGTTCATTGTATTGAACACCCTCACTGTTCCATACGTTGAGAATGTATCGCTTCTTTGCGGTCCAAATACCACGTTCAGCGATATTCTCACGCTTCATCTGCATTTTTTGTTCATATGCCGAAACGTAATCCGCAAGTTCCTGATAACTGGATTCGATGAATGGTTCCAACTTGTCGTGACAGATCTTATCAAGTATGGAAACAATCGCTGCTTTATCGTCAGACTTATTACCAAAAAATTTAGTAACAAGAGGTCCCATATTAAGATAGATTGAATCGGTATCCGATGCAATAACATAGTCTACTTCTTCAGTTTGCAAAAGTTTATTTAGATATGTATTTACTTTATTCTCAATCCAACGAATAGAGACTTGCCCAGAGAGTGTAATCGCTTCTGCGTTTGCGAGTTTGTAATATCTAAAATACTGGTTACCAATAGCGCCATAAGCAGAGTTCAATTGGATCTTGCGAGCCATCTGAATGTTGTTGCATCTTGCAATTTCCTTTTCAAGATCCTTTGTCTTTTTCTTTTCATACTCCTGCTTTGCTGCAAGCATTTTCTTCTTAAAGATAGTTCGATCCTTATAGATCTTTTCCATCAGTTCTGGAAGAAAACCACGAACATCTTTGCGGAACATAGCACCATTAGCACAAACGGCATAGTCCTTATACAACTCAAAAGTAAGATCTTGATTAAGAATCTTATCTACAGTAGCAGAAGGATGCCTTTCGTCCAGAAGAGTTTCTGGTGATATGTTGTATTGCATAATCAGGTGAGGATATAGTGAGTTCAAGTCAAAACTCACAACCCAGTCATACTTTCCAGGAATCGGTTCCTTCACATAGGCACCAGCATACTTAGAATCCTTATCAGAACGTTCCTTTGGGGGAATAACGATATTCCTTTGCTTCAGATAGTTGTAAATAATGGTATCCCACATACGGACTTGTGAGAATACATCAGCATAGTTTGCCTTAGCGTCATAAGCCATAGTGACGGCAAGTTCAATAAGTTTCATCTTGTCTTCCATACGGTCAACAAGTTCCACGTCAATGATGTTGTACTCTACAAACTTTTGCCAACCGTGCGTATAAAAGTCCTTGAAAGTATCAAATTCACTGTGATCCAGTTTTTTCTTACCAAGTTCTACACTTGCAATGTAATCTAGACGATACGATTCCTGTGCTTTATACGTGAACTTTTTATAAAGCTGAAGATAATCAAGTTGAGTGATACCACCAACATCATAGGAAATGTGTTTGCGACCAGCAATAAAAGTTTCTCTTTCAGTAACTAGACCCCAAGGTGATAGTCTTTTCATCAACTTTTCACCAAGAATTCTATCAATACGTCTTACTAGGTAAGGAATATCATACAGTTCACTGTTCCACCCAGTTACAACTTCTGGAGTATTTTGCTCAATCATCCACCAGTTGATAAAATCATCCAGCAACTCATACTCTGTCCTAAAACCCTTATAGATCACATTATCTTGTTTATTTGAAAATGAACCCTTACCCCAAGTACGAATTTGTTTAGTTGCATAGTCCTGGATAGTAATAAGAAGTACTTCCTCAGCAGCAGATTCTACATCAGGAAATCCATTCTCCGATGCAACCTCAATGTCCAATGTTGTGATTTTGATTTTATTTGTATCAAACTTAATCTCCTCTTCAGGATACATCTCAGAAATATACTGGTAAATATATCCAGTATTTCCATAGATTTTAAAGTTTTCTACCCCCTCATACTTTTTGATGAACTCACGACAGTCACGAACACATCCTGGTTGAACTGCCTCCACATAATCACCAGTCAGAGTTTGATATTTGGTTTTTTTGTTTGCGGGGACAAAAAGGGTCGGGTTGAACTTCTCACGAGTCATGAAGTGTTTACCATCTTCATAACCACGAACCAAGAAGTGGTCCCCGACCATTTGGACGTTTGTATAAAAGCGCATTATGCTGTTAGTTCAAGATACTTTTCAATAACTTCTTCTGTTGGGTCTGCGATGGTTAGAATATCTTCCGACCGAATCATTAATTCTCTCTGATTTGTTGCCTTTGGCCAAGGAATCATATCATCAATTGTCTTGAATAGATATGGGTTAATCAACCTACAGTTTGGATCACCTAACTGAGCATCAACCTCAATAACCTCACTGATAATAACATTATCAACGTCCATTAGCAAGCACTTAATCGACTTGTCCATTTACTTTCTCCTGATACATTTCAATAATAGAATTTAGTGGTTCAACAATAGTTACAATCCAGTCTGGAGTGACGAGAACATCTTCATCTTCGGTCAACAGAATCCATGGAGACAATGTAATCTCTACATTTCTATCATCAATAGCATTCTCATCTTCAGTAAGAAGAAGAGTTCTATTCACCTGAACCTTATGTGGTTTATTGAAAACGTAACCACGGACGCTATCTTCAGATACAAGTTCTTTTATATCAGAAACAACTTGTTCACCAGACTTCAATAATACAAGTTTGATTGACATTAATTACTCAACTCCTCAAGTCATTCTACCAATAAAAAGGGGAGGTGTCAACTGGATTGTGCCAGTTACCTCCCCGTCTGCGCCGACGATATTCGATACTATTTAGAGATAGTCCTTACGTGCGTGATGTTCTGGAACTACTTTCCCAAGTACGATCCGTAGAAGTCCGTCTTCGAATACAACTTCCCCGACTTCTGTGTCGTCGGATAGAGTCCACGCTCGTTTAAAACTTCTGCTAGCCACTCCCTTGTGGATAAACGTCCGTTCCGAGTCGGCATCCACTTTTTGTCCTTCGACAAAAAGCTTTCCATATTCCGTGAAAACATTGACTTCTCCTTTCTTAAAACCTGCGAGTGCAATTTCTAAATGCGACTCTACGTTATTTACCTGAATAAGGTTATAAGGTGGATAATTTGTTGAAGTTTCGTGAAGATTAAAGATACGATCAAAGTATTCATCCATACCAATACTGTTTCTTGTGATCCTTTCCATCAGGGCAGGAAGATCCGCAGCAGTATACCTTGTGAGGTTGGTCATTATAGTAGCTCCTTTAAAAGCGAGTTTGTGTTGTGTGGACCCTTACGGCATCCACTACTAATTATACAAGAAAACATAAAAAAGGGAGTGTTGAACTCCCTACAGAATCATTCGGTTTCTTCTGCTCTCTTCTTCTTAGAACCAATGTTGTACTTGGTTTCCAGAATCCAGTCACCCTTGTCCTTATAAGCAAGAACTTTGATTTGATTCAGTGGAGCAATGTCTTGAATCTTAGTAACATCCACAATCTCAATCAAACCCCAGTCAGCAAGAAGTTGGGCAATACGATTGCGACGCTGGACATCATTCGCAGTAAGGTTTGCGTGCTTACCATCAAGGGCAAACAGTTCCTTAAAGTGAACCAGATAGTATCTGCCTTGCTTATGAAGAATATGGCAAGACTGATAGATTTTCTTTTCTTTTCTTGAAGCGACTCCAATACGAGTCAAAGTTTCACGCACTTTCAAAAAGTCGTCTGGTTCGTTAAGAACCACTTCAACCATTTGTTCAGGCGACCACTTCACTTCAGGTTCTTGAACGACACTCATTTTGTTCCTCCAGTTTCAAATTTCGATTTAATAAAATTAAGTTGTTCTTCTGTAAGAATCCTCAAAGCTTGTTTTGCCTTTTCATTACTATAACCATAATAACGTTTGACATAATCAAGATCTTTGATTTTATCTTGTCGGAGCCAGGGAGAAAATCTCTTCTTTTTCCTCAGACTATTTAGATAAAAATCATATTGCAGTTTTTTGGGGAGGAAATGATACCTGTTGAGTTCATTAGCAAACAACACAGAATCCAAGTGCCCAGAGAAACAACGGTTGATAATATAAGGAGGATATTCCTTCTCAAGTGAAGGGTCTTCGTCAATCAGATTCTCTTTCGTCTGATTGATCGAGTTTAACCAGTCCTTCAATTCCATAATTAAAAAGTAGTAGTTCTTTACGTTTCTTTTGCTCTCGCATATATTCACCAACTGACCTCATTGTATAAGTAAGGTCAAACTCGGCAGCATTCCAATTCTTAAAACGGTCTTTTACAAGTTGGTCAGAGTTGTAACTCACCAACTGATCCATATCGTTAGAGTCGCAGTCAGCAGCAAACTTATCGTGATCAAATCCTTTGTGCATTGATCCCTTGTTCCCATAGAGATTATCCTTAATATCGTAAGGAGGGTCAAGATACATAAACGCACCTTTGTTTCCATCCATCAGATAATCGTAGGAATAGTTAGTTATACGCCAATTTTCGATTATCTTAGAATACCCAGGCAACTTTTCAATCCCGCGCATACTGAAGTTGGATACGCTTGCCTGTTGTGAAAATGATGAACTCTCTGTGAGCCCACTAAAAGAGCACTTATTAACAACATAAAAAGCCACAGCACGCTCAATGCTAGGCACATCTTGGTCATTGACTTTCTCCTTGGAGGAAAGGAATAAATCTTTTGCTGACTCTGGTGTATTGTTTGATGTCTTTAACTCTACCAACCTATCTTTCATATCGACCCCAAACATCTGCAGTTGCTGCCAGAAGTTTACAAGGGGTTCGTATAAATCATTCACCCAAATATTTAACGAGGGATATTTCTTGGTGATATAAATCGCAACACTTCCTCCTCCAAGGAATGGTTCACGGAACTCATCATAGTTACGAAGGTCTGGAAAGTAAGATCCCATCTTTTCACAAGCACGGGACTTACCGCCTGGGTAGCGTAACGGTGTTTTAAGAGACTTCATACTGTTTCCTCAATCAAATTATAAAGTTTAGTAGCGAAGTCTTCCTTCTCTACCGGAATTACATTCTTAGCAAGAAATGTAATATCATCAAAATGAACTCTGAAAGAAATATTAGTGTCTTTGATGTTCGTATGCTTCATACAAGAATCCCAATCACAAATACCAATGGTATAAGTTTTAGTATCCCACAATAGCATATAATCAAAAGTTTTTTCAGGCAAACCTAAACTTTTACCTTGAAAATTTTTTAAAGTTATTTCTTTCGTCCACGGAATAGTTTTACAAAAGAGACCATCCTTTCCCTTTGATTCGTAATAAAGATTATCAACCAGACCATAAAAGTCTCTACCATTTTCTTTATCACCAACATACTGAAGTTGACCGCCACTATACTTAGCAATAGCAATCTCTTGAACTTCTGCTCGTAGAGGTCTAGTTTGATTTCTTTTTAGTCCATCAGTAGATTTAACTACACCAAAAATAGAAGAAAAATCAAACAGTTTGGGATTGATCATAATCTTTAGGGTGATACTTCAAGTATTCAAGGAAGGTCATTTTCATTTCCTTGTGAGTCATACCGCAATGTTTTGCGGCAGCAGGTAGAGTCATTTTAGCACGAAACAATGCTTCATTTGCTTCTTGGACATTTTCTGGTGTAGTCTTCACTTTTTCTTCTACCAACTTACTCTTATCAATTTTAAGAAGTCCCATTACTCAAACTCCCTAGAAGCATTAAACTTTTTTGCGGGTGGTGTATAAGGAGGAATAACCTCACAAGTCACATGAATATCAGCACCGTTGGTTGCCTCAGCCATTTGGCGATATCCAGACCCAACATAAATCTGTCCGCCAACTACGGCAACCGCCATAGCACCCCAGAAAATGTAATACCACTTGGACTTTACTTGATGTTGTTTGTTTTTCATTTGAACTCACACTCCACTTGTTTTCTTCTATAATGATTTTGTAATGGTGTAACCCATCTCAAATTATCAATAGAATTGTTTGAGGGATCATTATCAATATGGTCAATATATGCAGTGTCTCTTACCCACTGCTTGAAACACTCTGGGGCATCGTCCCATTCATCTATCAAAGAGTCTGGCGGATACCTATCGATTGGTTTCCATGTTTCCATTACTGCCCTGTGAATGTCTATACGAATTTTCGATGTAGTAAAGTTATATTTTTCTTGAATTAGTGTGCTGGTTCCTGCTGAATGTTCAAAATCTTCATAAAATCCTTTTGGAACACGACATGCGGTTGTTAAACATTTAAGACGTTTTCTTCCACTCGCATAGTATTCAAAGTTTTGCGTATGGGTCATGAATTTATTTGATTTTGAACTGTATATCTCCCCCTCTTTAGAAACATAATATCCAGGAATCTCTTTCCCAAATCTAACCAGTGGTTTAAATCTTTCTTCACCAAAAATGTTCAACATAATCAGTTCCTCTCAATAAAGGAACGCATTTCTTCCGCAAGTCTATGAATTTCTTCATCACTAGGGTAGATTGGATAATTACCAGGATCTTCTCCTTTATCAAGGAGAATATTGTAGCGATTTTCTTCCGCATTGTAGCGGTTTACAAGACGACTTTCTGCCTGCTGGAGAAGTTCCCAGCGCAGGTCGTATGGATTGCGAGCCATAGTTTTATTAAAATAGTATGTGTTTGATTTGTGTTTGTGTGTCTGTGTGTAAGATATACCTTACGCGACTAACATCAAATCTGTTTTATTTATATCACTTACTTGAACTCACACTCCACCATAATTTCAGTTAGTGCTGCTAGGAGGTTAATTTCCTGATCAGCCACGAACGCACATTGGTATTGATACTTAGCAATAACAAGAACGGCAGCGGGGATAGTACTGGGAGAAAGGCAACTATAACAGGAGTCATAAACCCTGCGAAGTAGGCTAGAAGCATCGTTGTCCAGGTTGGAGACCACCCATTTGCGGACTTCGGTGAAATTCTTTTCCTTGAGATGTTTAATGAGGTCATTTACAGAGATGTCAGAGAAAGAAGCAAGAATACCAGAGTCGATTTCTCCTCCTACGGAGTATCTTTGGCATTCGTTGAGGACTCGTCGCCAGTCGGGGAAATGTTTATTGATAATCTCCGCAAGTACTCTTTGATCGAATCGGACGCCTTCCGCATCCAGGATGTCTTGTAGACGCTTGAAGAAGAGTCCTGCCAGTGCGGTTTTTTCTTTCCCTTTGATCGAGAAGTCAACAACGGCACATCTGCTATGAAGGGGCTCGATGATCTTGTTCTTGTAGTTGCAGGTAAAGATGAAACGGCAATTACCAGCAAATTCCTCAATAAACGCCCGTAGGAGGAGTTGTACATCGTTGCCTGTGTTGTCTGCCTCATCAATGATAACGACCTTGTGTTTAGCATCTGACGAAAGTGAGACGGTCGAAGCGAAGTTCTTCGCATTGTTTCGGACAGTATCAAGGAATCTACCCTCGTCGGATCCATTGATGACATAAACATCTACCCCCAGTTCGTTACAAAGTGCTTTAGCAACAGTGGTCTTGCCGATACCAGGAGGACCTGCAAGAAGCATATTAGGAATCTCACCCTTATTCAAAAACTCCCTAAACATAGTCTTGGTAGACTCTGGGAGAATACAATCTTCAATAGTCTTCGGGCGATATTTCTCAACCCAAATAAAATCACTCATAATCAAATCCAATCTGGTTTTTTCAATTTAGAGGAGGGAACAATCTCCCACCATTCTTTCCCATCAAAAATATACAACTTATGCGTATCTTTGTCAAGGAAAACATCACCTTTCTGATAGTTCATACCCATTCAGGTTTACGTTGGGGCATACGCAGATAGTTATCAGCAACCCAAGGTTTAGATGCAATATACATCTTGTATGCGTCAAAAGTGGAAATACTAGTATCAAACTTATATTCCTCAGGCATTGCTCGTGCGAAGGGGGTCACACTAGTAATCTTTCCTTTTGGGAAAAGATAATAAGCATGAGTAAGAGTCCCTTCACAGGAGTGTTGCCTATTATAGCGTAATGTATACTCAGAACACAAGTTCAGTCCCCATTTAATAAGCCAATACGCATTATCTATTGTTTCTGCTGCCCACTTAGTACATGGATGATTGCGGAATGCTCCTTTTTCAGTTTTATATGCAGTGCCGTCTTCTTTAGGAAGAATACCATAATCATGATACCAGGGAGAAGCGATGATGCTGAGCATCTGACAGCATTCTAGCGGCATCTTGACGATGTGTTTGTCTGGAAGACAAATAGCACTTTCGGCAGGGAATGGATTAGTTACAAAGATATTCATCGGAAAGAAACCGCTTTAAGTATTCTACACCCCAGTCTAATGCCTCATGTGAGATGTCGGTGATGTTTTGTGCCAGAATGTCTTTTGCCTTAACAATTCTATCTTGTCCAAGAGCACGGACACAAGCGGCAGAAACAACCATAAACTCTTCAAGATCATCATTGTTTCCTTTTTTGAATCCACTGATATACAGATCTCGAACTTCTCTCATAAGTTGTTCTGTTTGTGATTCAAATTTAATGGTTCCTTCCTTCAAAGGAATCTCCATATTCTTCATACAAGACATACTAAACTTCATCGCCTTTCTGGTTTCTTCAATAGACAGGGCATAGTCTTTACCATCTCTAAAGGCATATTGAATAATACCATTAGCACACTCCATTACGCGAAGAATAGCAACCTTATCCTTTTCATTATCGGATAGATTGTTAAAGATGGTGTCCCAGTCTTTCATTCCAATGGTCTCACAAATTCATTAGAAACAATGTCTGTAGCATTCATTGACTCATACATGTATGTTACACCAGCACGGGGAACTGTATGGTCTCCACAAGTAAAAACATCACAAACTGCAATACCCATCTCTGGCCAAGTATGGATGCTGATATGTGATTCAGCAAGAAGAGCAATAGCAGTTACACCTTGAGGATCAAACTTATGAGATGAAACATCAAGCAATGTGCTTTTACAAAGTTGTGCTGCTTTTACAAGCACATTGCGAATATGTGACTCATCATCAAGTAGATTCTCAGAACAACCTTTAAGTGTAAAGAGAATGTGTTTCATCAACCAAAAGTAGAGTCGGGTTCCAAAGCAATAAAATACGTCAGGTTGTATTTTGTATTTGTAAACTGAGATAGCAGTTTAGAAGACACTACAACATCGTAGGCACCAGGAATAATCTTGATGTTTTCTACCTTGAAGTTGAAAGTAAACTCTTGATCAGTCTCACCAACCACAATGGCGTATTCATTAGAAGTATCGTTCTTCTTATCACGAACAACGAGTTTCACAACACCTGCCTCGCCAATAGCAGAAAGATCAGGCAGTTGATAAACTGCTGCTGCTTTCACCAGTTTTTCCAAAGAAGCACTGTCCAGTTGGAAGCAAACATCTTGAGAGGGAAGTTGAATATCTTTCTCTGGGGGAGAAATGATAACGTTAGGATCTGCAAAGAAATACTTCACACGACGCTTACCTTCTTTGATAGAAAGATAAGAATCCTCTTTGAAGTCAAGGTCAGGGTCCTGGTGAAGACTCAGACCATTCAGAAACTGGTTGAGATCGTAAATAGCAAAGTCACGGGGAAACTCTTCTGTAATGTCTGCCTCTGCAAGAATATTCTTGGCAACAGAAATAGTACGAAGACGGTTACCCTCCTTCACAAGGATAGAGTTGTTAATACCAGCAAAATTCTTGAGAATAGTGAGGGTGTTATCAGAAAGTTTCATGTTGTTCATTATCAGCGGAATTCAGTAAGACCATTATTTTGACGGGAGTAGTGTCCGTCGAAGTGAAGCAGAAGCATAGCATAGTGAATGACTTTGAGGAGGTCACGCTTATTGCGTCCATCTTTATCACCATAGCGGCTCCCATACTTTAGGATGTTTGCCTGACAGAAACCAGGAGCAAGATCTTTTGCAGCCATCAGGTCAATAGTTTGAATATCTTGGTATTCTTGGTTGTGACCACAATAGTGGCTTCCATAAGTGCTGGTCACATAGTCCTGAATATCTTTCAGGATTTTATCTTCGTTATATTTCCAGAGATGATTAGTATTTTCAGGCATAGTAACAGGGATTTTTTCAAGGTTAAGTGTACCACCACTATTATCAGTCATGGTGAATTGATAATCTGAATAAGGATACTCGTCCATAATAAAGGGAAGGCGCATTTTTACCTTCCCCAATTATATCAGAAAGGTGCTTCTTGGTCAACGGGCATTTGGAAATCAGCATCCACCTTATCATACAGTTCAAGGAATGCTTGCTTGGTTTCATCATCAAAGCGGTTCACACACACTTGGATTGCCTTTGCCTTGTCTTGGAAGATGCTGTAAGCACGGATGATGTGAATCAAACGGCGGGTGCTGATGATTTCCTCAATACCGCCATCATAGAAGGTCTTGCGGATGATGTCTGCCCAGTCCACCAGACGCTTACAGAACTGACGGTCTTCCACACCAAGGTCCAGAGCGATGCCTTCCAGGATCTTCTGCTCAATAGCAGGAGCGGGATAGGACTGCTCAAAGGTCACAGGGAAGCGTTCCAGGAATGCTTCGTTCAGAACATTAGTGCCGATGAAGCGACCATCATCAGAACCCTTACCCTTGGTGTTTGCGGTGGCGATCACATTGAAACCAGCGGCAGGTTTGACCCAGCGACCAATCTTCTTAAGGAACACACCCTTACCTTCAAGAATAGATTGGAGACACAGAATCTTGTTGGAAGCAAGGTCAATCTCATCCAGCAGGAGAATAGCACCACGCTCAAGTGCCTCAATCACAGGACCATTGTGCCAAGCAGTGTTACCATCCACAAGACGGAAACCACCAATCAAGTCATCCTCATCGGTCTCAATGGTAATGTTTACACGAATCAACTCACGCTTCAGTTGGGCACAAGCTTGCTCAACAGAGAAAGTTTTACCGTTACCAGAGAGTCCCGTAATGAAAGTAGGATAGAAAAGACGGGACTCAATAATCTTGCGAATATCACCAAAGTTACCAAACTTGACGAAGGTATCATCTTTTTCAGGGATAAGGTTTTGCTCAACAGCAGGAATAGCAGCAGGTGCTTTTACAACCTGCTCAAACTGCTCTCGTGCCTCTTGGATGGTCAGATTCCACTTACCACGACCAGTCTTATATTGATCAAGTTTTTTCGTAACAGTTTGATAGTTAGCACCATTCATAGCACACCATCCACGAACATCAGCAGCAGTAACGGACTCACCGTAAACTGCCTGAAGAGAAGTGATGATGTAGTCAGCGGAAATGGTCATTGAGTGGTTTTGTTTAACTGAAGTTATTATATACGGAAAAGGGGGTCACAAGGACCCCCAGTGGACAGTTTGGAAATTGGACTATCACTTTCTTCGAAGAGTCTTTTTAGCAGACTTATATGGGACAGGTGGTTTTAATTCTACTGGTTCTGGAGTAGTTGACTCAATAACTGGTTTGATATCTTCTTTAGAAACATCTGAGTTTGAAAATAAATCGGAAAATCTACTCATTAGAGTTATTGGAATTCTTTGAAATATTTATCAAGCAACGAGTTCTACAAACTCTCCAAGAATCTTTTTGTTCATCTTCTTGGACTTAAGACTCTTCACAAATGCAGATTTGATTTGAGTCTTGGTAGCATCTTCGGCAACTTCAAATTCAGCATCTTGTGCGAGAGCATTTGCCGAAAGTCCAAAGTAAGCATTATACCCAGACTTCTTAATAGTAAATGCTTTTTCTTTCTTCCAAATGCTCATGGTCTTCTCAAAGTCTGGTCCATAATATCCACAATAACGACGGATAAAGGAACCAGCATCACGGGAAGCAAGCACACGAATACCAATGAAGTTCATGTCCTTAAACTTATCCCGCAGATTTTGAAGAAGAACATCAGTAAACTCATACCACTCACAATCAAGCGAATAAGTCATACCAGTCTTACGATCACGCAAGAAGGCATTAGGTCCAATATATGCAGTGCCCATAAAAGGATCATCTTCCCAGCGGCGTTGAACTTCACGGTGATATTTGGGCATTGCTGCCTCACCATCGGTTAGAACAACACACTGAATCTTTTGAAGTTTGTTCTCTTGTTGGAACTTAGGAAGAATCTGATGAAGAGCGATCAAGGTCTCATTAAGAGGAGTACCAGAGAGACTCAAACCATAAGGAATAGTATAGCGAGCATGAGAGTTCCAACGAAACGCAGTAGCAAGACGAAAGATATTCTTCATCTGCTCTTCCAAAGTTTTAGCATTGGTCTTGCTGGTGAGCATATTCATCAGCGAGAACCATTCACCAACTTGAACCAGTCCATCTTTTTTGGTATAAGCAAGTTCACGGAGGTTTGCCTTGTTGTCCTCATCATACTTCACCAGAGGATAATCACTGGTAAAGGCATAAACATCAAAGGGGATAGCAACTTTCTTACAGAACCACACAAGGTTGAAGAGTTGCTTGACGGTATCCAGCATCACATCACTCATTGAACCAGACCAGTCAAGGATGAACACCAGACCATGATTCTTACCATCAGCAAGAGTGGTGACTTTCTTAAAGAGATCTTCGTTATATTTGTAGGTATGAAGTTTAGTGCAGTCCAGAACTCCAGTGCGGGCAGTAGAAGCACGAGCATATGAATCTGCTGCCTTGCGGCACTCAAACTCTTTGACCAGATAGTTTACTTCTTTCTGGGCAGAACGCTTGAACTCCACGAACTTTTTATCAACTTCACCAAAGATTTCGTCAGATGTGAACTCCTTATCTTCCAACCAGGAGTTCCAATATTCCCTACACTTATCATGAATTTCAGCATTAGGGACAATAACTTTATCCAAATCAAGTTTGGGCAACTCAAGGTAAACATTCTCCTGCCCGTTTTGTTCAACCAAATCTTTGAGTGCTTCTTCAAGTGAATCCATAGTTTTCACTTCTGGTTCATCAATCTCACCACCAGTAGAGGTAGGTCTCTGCTGCTCCTGTTCGGCAGTTCCACCATAAGAGTCAGTATCACCAGGTTGCTCCTGGTCACTTTCATTCTCACCCTCAGGTTGATCGGAGAAGTCAGATGCAGGTTGGTTACCACCAGTTTGCTGAGACTCCAAAGAGTCCATCTGAGTTTTGGTTTCTTCCTGCTGCTTTGCCTTGCAAAACCTATAAAGTTTCCAAGCAGCAGCAAGAACATCAACAAAAGTTTCAGTCTCTCCAATCAGAGAAACAAGTTCTTTCTCATCATCCTCAAAAGGAATATCCACAAAGTTGCCGATTTTATAATATAGATTTACCTTATCAGCAAGATTATAAGTAGTAAGATCGTCATCAGCAATCTGAAAGAAGTCTTGCTCCGCAAGTTCTTCATAACCTTTATAGAAGGTCTTAGAAAGACCAGCATAACGACGCTTCATCAGTTTCTCAATGCGAGCATCCTCAACCACGTTCACAAACTGGGGAGGAATCTTGTGAGTCTCCAACCAGTTTTCATCTGGAGTGTAGAGAGCATGACCAACCTCGTGACCCACCAGAAGGTCATAGACGGTGCTGCTTGCCTTTTCCCACATAGGCAGAGTCAGAACACGAGTATGGACGTTAAAACAAGCAGTCTCCACTTTCTTGTGCTCAACCACAAGATCTTCGGTAGCAAGCAGCTTAGCGAGTTGAGACTTGATTTCGTGGCTGACGGGCATCGGTCTGTTGCGTATGGACCTATTATACAAAAAAAGGAGGTCCGAAGACCTCCCAGTGGACAGTTTGAAAAGTGTCCTCAACGACCGAAATCTGGTCCTCCTGGATTAACACCAAATGGTAATTCTTTATCAAACTCTCTGCTTCTTTTTTTTGCTGATGGAGGTGCTGGTTTTGCTGGTGCTGGTTTCTTTATCATTGATGAACTGGGGGCATTGTCTCTTGCACGATCCCTAGCGTAATCAAATGTACCCTTCACATTTTGTACTTTTTGTTTGAGAGTATCTACTCCCTTCTCAACAGTTCCAACTACTGTTCCAGCAGCTCTGGCCACATTATCTGCGGTTTGCCCAATCCAACCCTCAACAATACTCTGTCTCCACTCTTCACTCATATTTGCCATAATAGCAAGAGCTGACTTGTTGGTATCAGCATAACCTTCAGCAACCAGATATTCTAAGAGGTAGTCAAAAAGATCAACCTCTTCTTTCATCTCATTTTCTTTCTCTTCTTTCTCTTTCTTTTCTTTCTTTTTCCCCTTCATTTTAGGAGTTTCTTCCTTATCACCACACTCCTCATCATCTTCCATCTCATCTTCCATTTCTTTGCCGTATCCTTCATAGATACTAGCATATGCTTCTTTAATAAGGCGAAGTTCTTTTGAATCCATTTTCTTATAGTTTTTAGTTATTTATGTTTAAGCAATTTTTTTGGTATCAACTCTAGGAATACCATATGTTTTAGCGTGTATTTCCTTACCAAGATTTTCAGCTTCTGCTGTTCTACCCTGCTTAATTAACTCACGATATTTTTGAACTTCAGGATCCGCTGGTTTTGCCGCTGGTCTCGCTACAGGTGGAACAACTCTTTTCCTTTCGACTGGTTTTGCTGCTACAGGTTCCACTGTTCTTGATTTTTCTAGTGGTGTTTCAGGCATTGGATCAATAGGATCAAATGTTGCCTTTGCCTTTGGTTTGGGCATTGGATCTATTGGATCAAATTTTACTCTTGTTTTTAAATAATTTTGGAATGGAGTTTCTTTAGATTGACGTGCTTTTAGTTCACCACTCACTCTTTCCCACTCTTTAGGATTTGCTGCCTTTGTTAATACATCTGCAGTTTTTGTAACAATTCCAGTTAAAAGTGCTCCACCAAGAACAGACTTAGGAGATACCTTTAAAGATGGTTTTGGACTGACCGTTGGTGAAACCTTTGGAGGAGTTCCAATTTGGAATGCTGCTGGTTTTGGAGCAGGTTGAGTAGATGCTCCTCTAAAAATATTAGTTAAATTTGTAGGTCCTGATGGTGGTTTGATAGGCATTTTATCAATACCAGTCATCATTCTATACATTTTAGAAGCTATTTGCATTCCCTTCATCCAATTCTCATTGATGGTTGACATCATGAAAAGAGATTCTTCATTTGTATTTCCTTCTTCTACAAGTCTATTAAACACAAAATCATATATGTCTTCTTTAATTTCCATCTTTCAAACTACTTTTTAGATATTTATTAAAAAAGAAGCGTCCCGTGAGAGACGCTTCTTGAGTGCTTGGCGACGTGCCTTTGCTTGTCGGAGTGCTTGCGGTTTCAGTTTTCGCTTCTGCTCCTTTTTAGAGTGATGCTTCCAGTTTGGGACTTGCATTAGTCTTGTGTTGTTGAAGACATTTTACGGGAAAAACCTTTGACTTTCTCAAACCTTATGACACTTTCAAATTTGTCATGTAGGTCTGACTTATGGGAGATAACAAAAATATTAGCATCCTTAATCACATAGCGGATAATTTTAAGAAACTCATCAGTTCCAAAACCATCAAGAGAGGAATCAAATACCTCATCCATAATCAGCAGGTTTGTATTAGCGGAGTTTTTGACTCTCGCCACTTCTCTCCAAGTGAAAAGTAGGGATAGGTCGATTCTCATTTTCTCACCCTCGCTAAAAGAAGAATATGAAAAGTCTTCGTGAATGGGTGACTTTACTGTTTCGTTAAACTCTTCGTCAAGATGGAAGTTTATATAAAAATCCATCATCTGAAGGTAACGATTTACCTGCTGATTTATGAACGGAAGATACTTCTTAATGATCTTCGTTTTTACACCATCATCCTTAAGTAAGGAATAGGCAAAATCGTGATAGACGATTTCTTGTTTTCTATCTGAGAGGTCTTCGATTGTCTTTTGGAGATTTGTTCTAAATTCTTCTAGCTTCTCATGTTCAGAATTTCGGTTTGCAAGGTTCTCGGTAATTGTTTGAATTTCATGCTCAAGATCTCTGATTTGTCTTTGGTTGAGACTAATCCGAGTATTGTTTTGAGAAATGCCATGCGTTAAATTTGTAATCTCCTGGGAAAGTGCGGTGAATTGACGCTCTCTCTCTTGTTCGAACTTTATTGTTTGTTCAAGTTCTTCATAACCATCCTTAAGTTCCTTTGCCTTATTTTGAGCGTCTGTAATTCTATTTAACCGAAACTCTTCCTCAATACTTTGAGTACAGGTAGGGCAGACCGTATTTTCAGTAAAAAACTTATGCTCTTTGGTAATGGCAGATACCTTTTGAGAAATCTTTCCTTTGAGATTATTGAGCTTTACTAACTTATCTCCCGCTCCAATGACTTCCTCCTGTTCTTTTGCGAATGAATGAATCTTCTCTTCTATTACTCCATTCTCATCCATATAAATGCCAACTTCTTTATCAAGATTGGTAATCTTTTCTCTATTGGCGTTAATATTGGCATTTCCGCGATTTTCTAACTCTTCAATAAAGTCTCTTTGCATCTTCATCTTATCTTTTAGAGTTTCTTTCTTCAACTCCAAAGATTTAACTTGCGTTTTCTTCTCTTTAATAGAATCTTTAAGGATATTATTCATCGCAGAGAAAATACGAATATCCAGAAGATCCTCAATAACCTCACGGCGATTAGAAGAAGTCAACTGCATAAAAGGTACAAAAGTACTACTACCCAAAATCACAATCTGAGTAAATGACTTATAGTTTAGTTTGAGAATACTCTCTTCAAGGATACGCTGCATTGCGCGGTCATCTGCTTCACGATGAAGTGGAGTTCCATTAACCACAATATCAAACACAGAAGGTTTGATACCACGACGTACAAGATACTGACGACTATTAATACTAAACTCAATCTCAACCACACACTCGCGTTCATTGGTAGTATTCACCAACTGTGGTTTATTGATTTTACGATATGGTTTATTAAACAGTGCAAAAGTAAGTGCGTCCAAAATTGTGGACTTACCTGCACCATTTGTTCCAACAACAAGGTTAGTCCTATGTTGATTTAGTTCTACTTCCGTAAACTGATTACCTGTAGAAAGGAAATTACGCCAACGGATCTTTTGAAAGGTTATCATTCAATTTCGGGGGAATAACGATGTCGTTTGGTGTTATCACAGCATATCGATAATTATACATCCTGCACGTCCTAATAGCAAGTGCTCCATCAACTTCTACTACATCCATCTCAATATCTTCTTCATCTTCCTCAAGCATCATCGCATAGCGATTAGCATCATCTTCCTCTTCGAACAGAAACAAAACTTTATTTCCTTTTTTATCTTGAACGGCATATGCACCGTCGTCTTTTCTGTCTCTAAGAGTGAGAAGAAACATTACTCAACCTCGCACGCTTGTGAATATATCTTCTGCAGAATACCTTTGACGATAGACTTATCACATTCCATTTCTGCTTCATCAATATATCTATTCAAGATAGAAATTGTGTTTTCACTTTCTTCTACTTCAAAGTCTTCACTTTCATGTATCTCAAAGTTTTCAACAATCTTGAGTTCTTGAATACCAGCGGAATAGAGTTTATCAATAAACTTTTCAAAGTCTTTTGGTTTACTCTTCTTCTTGACGATTACCTTAACGATCTTACCTTGATACTCACGGGCATCAAAGAGTTTATAGTTGGTATCATCGAAATAGATGTTATGAAAGATGCGATAGGGATTATTGACTGGGGTATGCTCTAAGGTCTCAGTATCAAAGATATGGAACCCACGAGTATCATTCACATCATTCCAATACATCTCATAAGGATTACCTAAGTAGAAGATTTTCCCGTTGTCCGATCGAGTGTGATAATGTCCCGAGAAGACAGTGGTGAACTTCTCAAATAGTTCGCACTCCATACCATCTTCCATGACGTGCCCACGATGAGCTCTGAATCCGTTGAGCTCAAGGTGCCCCATCGCACAGTTGCTACGTGAAGCTTTAACAGATTTGATAGTGTTTTCAAGATTTTCATTATTGATCCAAGGAATAAAAAGTACGTTTAAGTTATCTAGTTTTACCTCTGTTACTTCTGGATAGACAATAACATTATTATATTGACTGAGAAGAAGACCAACCGAGTTAACTGAATTGGTATTTTTATAGTAGGCAGTATGGTTACCAACGATAGTGTGGACAGTTATTCCCATCTTCTGAAGACGGTCATAATAGTTTTCCTTTGCCCACTCCAATGCCCACAAGTCAATAGACCTTCGGTTATCAAAGGTATCTCCCATATCTACAACAACTTTAATGTTGTGCTCCTCAAGATATGGGAAGAAGATATCGTCGTAAAATCTTTTAAAATGGTCGTGAAGGAATTTTGAAGATTTACGAGCACCGAAATGCTGGTCGCTTATAATTGCTATCTTCATCGGTTCTTGTAAGTGATAGCGTCTTTGATACTATTATAGTCGGAACTATGCCCAGAAAGCAAGCTATCGTCAACCATCATAACCTCATCAAAACCAGTGCGTTCAATAATCTTGGTCTTGATTTCCAGTTGCTTCTTCTCCTTCTGAATGCGTCTCAGGAATGCATAGTGAATGATTTGAGTGAAGTAAGCAAATGGGTTCTTAGACTTATCTGGGTCAAAGTTGTGAATATATTGAACACAATTCTCAATTCCGTCAGAAATCATATCGTCCCTGAACATATAGTTCACAAAGTTTGGCTTATAAGACAAATGAGTTGCAATCTTCAAGAAGCATTCACCAAGATAGTTTGGAATAGGTGGTTTGCCTTCCCATCTTTTTGCTCTATCTTCCCTGGTGGGTTCTCTACCGTTGATCTCAGTAAAACTCTTTTCTACCTTCGAACGATAAACAATCAGTGCCTCAAGCAACTCCTTGTTGTTAACGTAGTGTTCTGATTTCTTTTTAGACATAACATTGGTTTTGTAGATAACTTTTTGTTATGTTAATTATACCACACTTTAAGGACTTGACAAAGTATCAAAATGTGTGTAGACTACCTTTGTCCCGGTTGAAGAGAGAGCTTTAGCTATCTTTAAGATCTTTATTACTATTATAGATTCTTTCCAAAGTTTTTCTAGCATCTTCTACTGAAGATACATATCCCATATTCTTTGTTACTTCAGCTTTACCTGCAGAAGAGTTTTGTGGTAGAGATTCATAGTCATCATCATCTTCTTCAAGATATCTATTGTAAAAATCGATAATATTCTCATCATTAACCTCAGTCATAGTAATAATCTTATCAAGTTTTAAAACAAAGAAATCATCACCTGGTATTTGCATCCATGGTTTTATTTTTAAACCATAAGCACTACCAGAAGATATTACTTTCATTATTACTGGATTTTGAAGAATAAGTACAGGATCTCCATCATTCTCATCAATACAGACAAGAGCAAAGATTTCTTCACCAGTAATTAATTTAATAGAACTATAGAATTCTTCTCCCATTAGTTTTTAAGCGGAATGTTTACAATATCATAGTTAAAGTTTTCTTCGTTATAAACTTTAATTCTTTCGATTAAATGATTAAGGGTATAATTTCTCCTAGACTTGTAGGAAATGTCGTCAGCAATATCATATAAAGTTGCCTTTGTTTTATTATTGCCTTTTCTGAGGACTCTTCCAATACTTTGGAGATTTCTGATTCTGGATTTTGAAGGAGAAGCAAAAATAACATTGTGGAGATTTTTAATGTTAATACCAGTAGAGAATGTTCCGTATGAAGCAACAATGATTGCGTTGTTTTCTCTTTCTGTAATCTCTCTAACCTTCTCTCTATCTTCAGTAGCTACTCCACCATGCACAAAGAAGACATGACGATTATCTGCCTTTGAGTTATTTATCATTTCATATAATGGTTGACCATGACCTTCTACTCTTGAAAAAAGAATTAGAGTATTGCCTTTAAGATCAAGAGCAAGGTTACGAATAAACTTATTACGTCTTTCGTGATTAATAATATATTGAACTTCTTCCTCAAAGTTTTCAAACTTATGTGGTGAGTGTTTCAATAGAAGCACGTTGATGTCCAACTTAGCAACATGTCCCTTTTGCATCAGTTCTTCTGTTCTGATGATTTTATATGAAGGACCGAATAGACCCTCCAATACCCACTTATGAGTTTGAGTTCCATCAAGAGTCCCTGTAAAACCAAATCTGTATTTTGCATCTGAAAGTTTAGACATTATAGATATTAGAGACTTAGATTTGAACTGGTGTGCCTCATCTCCAACAACCACATTAAATCTTGAAAAGTATTGACGGGGAAGTTTGTAGATAGACTGCCAGGTGGTGATTATCACCTGAGAATCTGTCTCTCTTTCTTTCCCCGCATAGATCTTGTGGCAAAATGAACCGACATCCCATCCATAGTCTTCAAAATCTTTATACATCTGTTCTACTAGGGAAGTCGTCGGAACGACTATCAGAGTATTTTGTCCTTTCTCAACGTAATATCTCACAATCGAGTATATCATCAGGGACTTTCCAGAAGCAGTTGGAGATATCAGCAGCTTTCTATTATGTCTTAAAGCGTCGTATACTCCCTCTACTTGATATTCACGGGGAGCGTACTTGCAGATAGAATTCATGTAATCTTTTACACCTTCCTTTGAGATGAAGTCATTTACTTCAAAAGGTGTACCATAAAACTTATTATTTACAAATTCAAAACTGTAATCATGAGTCTCACAAAATCTTGTGATTTTATCCAACAGACCTACATAAATTTCTCCAGTCTGCGTATTAAATAGACGAATTTTTCCATCCCAGTATTTGTTACGATACTGAGGCATAAACTTTGCGCCTGGTACATCAAAGGTAAACTGGTCTGCTAATTCATAGTAGACGTGTGGATCTGCTTTTACCTGAAGATATACTTCGTTCTTTTTTAAAATAACCAAATGAGACATAACCCATAAGTTTCACCTATGGGTATTTATTGTCTCAGTTAAAACCTGCTTGGAAGCGATGCCACTCTATGGCGTTTTTGATTTGAAAAGTTCTATTAGAAATCGTCTTGATAATGTCCTCAAGAAACTTCAACATTACATCATAGTATCGAATCTTGATATCAATCTTAGTTAACTTCTCATCTGCCTCTAGATGCCTCTGTAAGGCGTCTTTGTCTCTAACTTTATATGGGAAAGGTTCTTCCTCATAAACCTCCACTGGTGCCTTTCCAGTGTAATAATTATAGCGTTCTAATTTTACTTTACTGTAAGTCTCTTTTGCTTTTTCACGTAGCAAAGTAATGGTATTATAAACCGTGTAATACTTTGCATGTAGTTGTGGAATTTTTATTGATTCATCGTGTAGATTATCAGGATCGATTTGGGAATCTCTTTCCCACATCTCCTGAATTTGTTCAAGGTTCATAAGCGAGTTCTGCCGTCAGAATCAACGATAATGTATACAGTATACTTGAATGTTGCCTCTGCTGTAAAGTATTGGATATCTGTAGCGGAGGTATCAAATTCTAAAGAAGTTAAGGAAACAGGAAACAAGTCTCTAAACTTGACTATGCTGTTTACTCTGTAGTTGCTGTTTAGAATAGATAGACTTCCATCACTAAACTGTTCCTGCAATTGATCTTTTTGACCATCAATATCAGTGGTAAGATCGATAAAGTCTTGTGGAGTTTCTGGGAAACCAAGTCCAGTTAACCAGTTATGAACCGCCATATAATTGGTCATATCTTCATCAACCAAGAACTTGAGGGTTAGATCTCCATAAGTTAATTTTTCACCAGGAATATCAATATCTTTAAGATATGATGATTGTGATGCTAACTGTAGATTTATCTCTGGTAGTCTAGCACTGGTGCAGAAAAAATCAACCTTTGGATGCTTAGATAAACTAAACTGAAACCCAGTAGGAGAAAGAAAATTTCTGTTTTGTATTTGGTTTCTAAAAGGTGAAACGGACATTATCAGTTTTATTTGTATTTAGATAAAAAAAGGGGGTCCGAAGACCCCCCTGATAGATATGTGAATCGAGATCACATGAGATTCTGAACCTTGACTCTTCTGTAGTAACGGTTGACGTTCTGGGTAAGAGCGCCAGCGCCAACGGTGGTTCCTTCCGCGAATGGGTTTGCGACCATGCCGTAGCGGGTCTTAAAGCCAATCTTGGGCTGGAAGGTGTCCTGACCAACGGCACGAACCATTTGGAGAGGAACGTATGGGCAGTAGAAGAGACCAGCGTCATAAGGTGAAGAACCCTTATAACCAGCAACGTAGTACTGATCAGCACCAAGGTTTGCCGAATATGGGTCAATGTAGACGCGGAACTTACCAGCAAGAATACCTGCGAAGGTGTTGCCGGTGTCGTCAACGTTGAGGTTAGCGTTGAGTGCAGGGGTGTAATCAAGTACACCAGCCATGGTGAGGGCGGAAGCAACGTCTGCGGAGCAGAGGATCATGTTGCCCTTTCCTCTACGAGTTCTCTGGGCGATAGCGTTAGCGTCACGCTCGATCTGGAAGATCAGACCCTTGAACTTCTCAACTGACCAACGACCGTTGGAGTCAACGTCGAGGTCGAAAGCGCCTTGGGTAGCTACGTTAGTAGCAGCACCTTGCTCAGCAACTCTGTAGATGGTTCTGATGACTTCGCGGTTGATCTCAGCAAGAATCTCAGTTGAGAGAATGTTTGCGAGTTCAGCCTCAGCATTCAGACCATGAATTGCCTTGAGGTCCTGAGCGAGTTCTAACGAGTACTCAGCTTTCAGAGCTCTTGACTTGGCGGTAACGGTGACCTTCTCGATCGAGAATGCCATTTCGTTGAACGCACCGATGCCGTCACCTAGGTTCTCAGCATCGTCGGTACGCAGACCCTGACCTACGCTGTAGGTGTCGCCAACAATACCTGAAGTTGGGTTAAGAGCAGCAGGGTTTGAACCAGCCTGACCGGTTGTACCCATACCAACAGCACCAGCGGTGAAACCAGCGGTACGGTTGAAGTTGCTGTCCTGACCAGAGAATGCGGAATCTGCCTCATTGAACAGAGCTTCAGCACCACCTTGGGTCTTATACTTGGAGCGCATTGCGAAGATGAGTCCAGTAGGACCACTCATTGGTTGAACGCCAGCGAGGTCATAAGCGACCAGGTTAGGCATTGAACGACGGATCAGGGAGATCAGAACTGGATCGAAACCAGCAACGGTCTGACCACCTGCTGAGGTGTAACCACCGTTACCAACAGCGTTGGTTGGTGATTCGTGAAGGAATTCGCGCTCTTCACGAAGAGCGATTTCTTGGTTCTCCAGGAGTTGAGCAGTAACGGCTCTACGATGGGAATCCTTGATAGGATCCATACCATCATAGTCCAGAAGGGGTGCCCACTTCTCCTGCAGATGCTCGTTTAGGGGCATTTGCATTTGATCTTTACCTCTTTTAAAAAGTTAGTTTGAACTGTTATTATTTAGAAATCACTTTTTAGCGACTCTTCTCAGAGTATCCATGTAGGATTCCATTAATGGTGATGCTGATACTTGACCAACAACACTGGTGCCTTCAGAGATAGTCTCTGAGTGGTCTCTTTGAGCGCCAGCGTGCTCTGGGAAGTAAGACTTCTTCAGAGTTACTAGCTTCTCACGATAGTCTGACTCACTTTCAAACTCAACATTTTCGGCAAGAGTAGCGAGCTTGTCTTTCTGAGAAAGGGCAAGTCCTTCAGCGACTTCTGCAAAGATTACATCAGCAACTGACTCGGCTAATCTCCTATTAAGAGCAACATTTCTTTCGATTTGCTCGTTGAGTTTAGACTCCATTTCATCTAGTTTATCTACCATGCTCTCGATTACATCATATCTATCTTCAGGGATGGTTACATAATGTTCTTCAAAAAGACCCTTCATTCCAGCGAGGAATGATTCGGTCATTTCAGTCTTAAGACCGTGCTCAACAGCGAGAGCGTTCTCTTGGATCCACTCATCGGCAACATACTCAAGGTATGCGTCGAGTCTTTCGGTCAGACCTTCTTTAATAGTTTCAATCTCTTCTACAAGAACAGTCTCGTATGCAGATTGAAGATTTTCCTTGATTTCGTTAACCTTTGATGTGATAGCAGCTTCGAAAATAGTGCGTGCCTTCTCTTGGAATTCCTCAGAAAGCTCTTCGCCTTCGAAGAGAGCTTGAACATCTTCTTCGATGTTGAACTCAGGTGCTTCCTCTTCGGTGACGACTTCCTCTGCAGAGATTTCTTCTTCAGAGATTTCCTCTTCAGTTACCTCTTCTTCTTCAGCAACAACTTCTTGCTCTTCATCAGCCTCAACTTCCTCGGCTCTAGCGGCTCTGGCGTTGACTACATTTTTGACTTGAGCAAGGGTCTTGCCTGGGGTCTCCAGTTTATTGGAGTCGTCGTCGGGTCTTGAGTTCTCGGGGGTAGGACCACCAAGATCCTCATAAGGAACACCGCTAGCTTGCATTGGTTCAGCAGGTGCAGCGTTTTGTGTTACTACGTTTTCCATTTCCTGTAAGTTGCTATCAGCGGACATTTTCTTTTGATTAACTTTGGTATAATCTATATTTATTTATAAATCAGAGATTTGATAAGAATTCGTTGAAAAGATTTAACTTATACTCTTCAAGCATTCTTTGATCGACAAGAGTATTAATACGTCTTTTTGTATTCTCTGCGAGTTGTTCACGAAGGATACCACCTTCCCAAACCCACTCTTTACCTTCCATAATTCCATTGACGAAAGCATCAGGAGCGGAAGGATCGGCAACGATATCAGCAGCAGTTGCTAACTGGAAATCTTCACCAACAATCTTGTGACCTTCGTTGGTCATTCTAAGTGAACCAACACCACGAGAAGAAACGCCAAGCATAACGCCAGACTCAAGAAGTGACTTAGCGATTTTGCCCATTGGGGTTTCAAGAATCTGTGCCTTACCTACAAAGTTATTACCTTCTTGGTTGAGGCAAGTGATCTTGTGTGAAACACGATCAAGATTAACGGTAGGACCATCTGGGTGACCAAGTTCGCCAAGAGCACGACCCTTACAGACGAAATTTTCGTTATAACGGGTTACTTCTTTAGAAAGAGTATCGATGGGGTACATTCTCCCATTGCGATTCTTGATCTCACCTTGAAGAAATACACCTTCGATGTATAACCTCTTGTTAGGACCTTTACCTTCGGTGATAACTTTTACGTTAGTTACTTCTTCTGTGATTAGTTTCATTTGTTTACCCAGTAAAACCTACTTTTGCACCTTTTACAGTATCAGCACTAGCAAATACGCAATATGATGGTTGCTTCTCAAGATACTCTACAGAGTTTGGAGGCATGGTCATTGAACCAATACCATTTCCACTTTGCGTCTCAACAACAGTAACTAATGCTGCACTTGCGGAGTTATTAACAAGACGGACAACAGTAGCATTACTAAAACTAGTTGCAGTTCCTGTTGTAATTGGCAGATTAATTTCATCCGCCAAAAGCAAAGTTCTTGCCATTATTCTTGATCCTCTTGTGATTCTTGTTCAGTTTCATATTCATCGCCAAACAAAGATGCCGCTACAATAGGTCTAGCAACATCAATTTTTTCAGCGGCTTTTGCGAATAATGCACTTTTAATAGCATCAGAAACATCCGATGCTTTTGCATCTGTCGCAATCAAATCGATAATATTATCCATGAAATGTTATAGTGTATATATTGTATATTTATATCTCTGCTTTTTTAGCGTCCTTTTGCATTTGAGCATCTACATCTGATGCATCCTGTTCCATATCTGGTTCAGTTGGAACCTGACCCAAATCTCCACCTTGAGGTAGAGGCTCTCCTGTAATTGGATCAATCATTGAAGGATCTGGAATGATACCTTTTTGAATCTCATCTTCAATCTGCGTATCAATTTCAATGATTTCAGCATCAGTTTGTCTGAGAATTTTCTTTCTTACATATTCAGTAGAGTAATACTTGCCAATGTAAGGTTCGATAGTTGCAAGGTTTCCGAGTCTACTTTGAAGTAGTTCTGCTTCTTTTAGTTCGGCAAATTGATTATCATACAGGAAATCATACTGAATATGATCAGACATAATCTCCCAGTCTTCGGGAGTAACAATATTTTTGAGAATCAATTGCGTTCTCAGCATATCGTTGAACATCTGAGAGAATCTCTTTCTCAGACGACCAACAAACTTAGCAAACTTAAGTTCGTCTCTCAGAATTTCAGAAGAACGACCAAGATTGAATCCACCATCAGCAGCGATTCTTGACTCAGGAACACCAAGTGCTCTATATAGTTTCTTTTGGAAATACTCAATATCGGCAAGTTCTCCTAAGTTTTGTCCACCAGGAAGTGTGGTAATTTCTGTACCACGACCACCCTCTCTTCTTGGAAGCCAGAAGTCTTCCATCATGGACATAAACTTACGGTCATCACGGATTTCTCCAGTTGAAGCGTCGTAGGCAAGTTTATTTCTGTAGCGAGACATAACCTCTTTCAGGTATTGCTCTGCCTTTACCTTAGGTAGGTTACCAACGTCAATATAGAAAATACGACGCTCTGGTGCTCTAGACAATCTATAGATAACCAAAGAATCTTCAATCATACGAAGTTGATTGAGTGCTTTGATTGCCTTATGCATATAAGACAATACTGTTCCTTTGTTCCTATCTACAAGACCAGAACTACAATATACAATGGAGTCCTTAGCAATTTTTACACCTTTTACTTTACCACCGGCACCACTGAAAGTTCCGCTTGGATAATTTGGTTTTGGTGTATAAACAAAATACTCTTCAATTTGTGGTTCTATTATCTGATCGGAATTATTTTTTCCTCCCATTGCAGCATTAGCAATAGCAAGACCGCGCTTGTCCTCTTTCTTTTCCTGACGGACAAACTTCATTTTCATTGGGTCAATGTATCTCAAGTCCTGAATACCTGCCTGAGGATTCTTGAGGTCAATGACTTTCAAATAGTAAAGTCTTCCGTCAACATACCAATTTCTAAAAATTTCATGGCACTTCTTATCGAAGTCCATTATTTCTTTGAGATATCTAAACTCGTCTCTAATTACCTGTTTCAGTCTATCACTAGCATTCAAGTTTGAGAGCTCAATCTCAACTGGAGAATCATAAAGATCGCTAACGATGGCTTCATTCACAACATCTTCAATGGCTCCATCACACTCTGGGTGAAGAGCCATTTCACGATATCTTTTAATTAAATCATGCTCAGTTCTATAGACACCTTCAATATCAAGATAATGCCCATAAAAACCACTACTAATATAGTTATCAACCCCGTCCTCATTAGTTTGAGGAACGGGGGAAATAACTGAAGGTGGTTTACTTTGGTCGCCGTCAATAGAAAAACCAAAAAGTCGTGCCATCGTATAACTGTTTGCTTATTATTGACTATTTAGTTGATGTCTTCACCACCAGCATTTGCAGCATTACCTCTTACTGCTTCCCACCAGAGAACTTGGAGTTCAACAGTAAACTCTTGAATAACACCAGTACTATCATATGATAGATCAATAGGTGCAACTTGAGTTGGGAAAACATCATAGAAATGATACTTTCTCAGGGTGCCGCCGTTACGATCAAGTTGGTAGATGTAAGCATCTGCCTGATAATCTGCTGGATTGGTTAGACCAGTGTTATCAGATACTCTATTTACAGTATTCATCCACTTTTCGAAAGCGGAACGAATAGCAAAGTCAGTATCGTTGATAACAGTGATTGTCCAAGTATCGAATGTACGATCTCCTGCTACTTTGAGGATTCTTCCTCTGAAAGGAACCTCAATAGGAGCAACATTGGATGCTGGAAGGTTTGCTGCCTTAACAAGGAAACGTGCCTTGTTAAGGATATCATTCAAACCATCAACTTGAACTGTGCTTGGGAATGAAAGCTCAACCTCAAAGAGGTTAGAGCGAGCACCGCCACCAGTCAGCTTACTCTTGAAGTCAGTAATCTTTCTTAGTGGGGGTGGATTAAGTTGATTTCTAGTTGCCATTTTTGTTTGCCTCTAAGGTTGATTAATCAAATAATTATCAGACGTTACCGATGACTTCCGAGAAGGAAACCCCAGTTCTGGTGGCGACAAAGGTTAGACCGATGAAGTTGATCGATCTGTTTGGTTTGATGTAGATATCAGCAACAAACTCGTTGTTGTCGATAACAGCAGCAGTATTATTTGTTTCATCACAAATAACGACATAATCAAAGATTCCTCTCTTAGCCTGGACATCGCGGAGGAATGGTTCAACAATATTTACAAAGTTGGTTCTTGTGATCTCATCGTTGAACTCGAACAGTTGATCCCTAGCGGCAGCAGCAATTGCTTGCTCCAGATAGATGAAGAGGCGGCGAACGTTGATTCTATCGAACGCTGAAGACTTGGCGAAACCAGTCTTATCACCAAATAGAACGATACCATCACCAGGCGAGAAGATAACAGGGTTGATTCTGTTAGAATACAACTTATCTCTTTGGACCTTGCTTGGGTTGTAGGTCAACTTAACAGCGTTGAGGATAGCACCTCTAGCAGTACCAGCAGGTGAGAACCATGGGAAGTTGTTGAGGTCGTTTCTAGCACACAGACCAGCAATATCACCATTTAGTGGGATATAACGGAAGGCATCAGAGAATCTATCATAAGTGTACTTATAACCACTATCAAATACAGCGTAGGATGATGAAGTGATAGGAGCGTAGAAACTCAGAACATTATCGGTAATATCAGAGTCCGAGTTAACCGTTACTGAACCAACAGCACTATCGTTAAGGAACGCTAGTCTGTATGGTGAGATGAATGCGATAGCATCTTGTCTTGCTTCAGCAACTGCAATGAGTTTATTAGCAAGAGCTTGTGCAGTCTCCTTAGCATAATTTGCTGAACCCATCAACAGGAAGTCAATATCATAGTTATCGGTATTCTCAAAGATACCATAACCAGAAGATAATTTGGAGAGAGTTGAAGTTAGAGCACCAGACGAGGTGAGGTCTGTTCCATCATCATAGTTCTTACCACCACCTAGGGTGTAAGTGTTGCTTCCAGAAGCTGCAAAGTTAACTCCATCAGCATCTTGATCCCAACCGATGTCGCTAGCAAGAGTAAAGTTGCTGCTAAACGCTGTTGTTGTAATACCAGCAGGAGCAGAACCACCAAAGACGTTTGTTGAAACGTTATAAAGATACTTTCTCCAGTAAGAAGAAGAACCTACAGAGTACTCGGCATCCTTTGCCTTGGAAAGTGCAACGTGCTTCTCAAGAATAGTACCAGCGTTTCCACTTACGGTTCCTTTGTCGTCAATAACAACAACATGGATTTCGTCGAATCTTGAGTTTCTAGCAGCAGCATAAGATGAAGTTGCAGGTCTATCAACGAGTGTATTCCAAGCAATGGTTGCTCCACTAGAAAGAGAAATGGTTTGTTGGTCAAACCAATCTTGTCTTGAGGTGTATGCCGTTTGACCTACTGCCGTTGTCTGACCAGTGGTGTGGATAGCAACAGAACCAGATGATGAGAAAGCATAAACACCAGCAGGTTGATAGTCAACCGAAGTCTCAGTTCCAGCAGCAGAAACGTGTGATAGAACTTTAACTTGAAGTGAGTATGGTGAGTCTGAAGTTCCAGAACCACTAATACCTGTGACGATTCCCTTTAGATAACCATCAAGGGTGCTGGTTGAACCAGAACCTGGTAGGGTGGATGAAATTGCCTGTGTGATACCATATCCAACAGAAATAGTTGGAACTGTAGCACTTGTTTGAACGCCAGCAATAATTTGATCTGCTTTAGCGTCAATAGTGGCGACTCTAACGCCATTTGCCCAAGAACCAGGGTTTCTAGCAGTAAAGGTTACTCCACTGATAGTGTTCTCCTGATAACCTAACTGACCATAATGTTCAGTACTCTTAATCTTGATACTAGATGCTGTTCCAACAAAAGCATTTGTAAGAGCATTATCGTCTGCTCTAACAACTTGAAGATTACCACCATACGCTAAGTATGAAGAGGCAACCATCCAATGCTCATAGTGCTTGTCGGTATTGTATGGCTCACCGAAATTCTTCAGTAGATCGGCTTCATCGCCAACAAGAACAGGTACATCGACTGGTCCCTTAGCAAAGGGAGCAACCAGAGCACCTACTGCACCATTAGTAGCATCAACTCTACCAACAGTGAGGTCAACCTCTCTTACTACAATTCCAGGAGATGCTAAATTTAGCGGCATCTTCTATTCTCCTTAGTCCAGAATTATTCTAGAAATATTTATTAAAAAGTGTCCTTTGAATGGGGAAACAGTGCGTGAACCGCTACCAGTCAGGATATTCCCACAGTTCTGTTGGTGTTGGTCTTTTCTTATTTGATAAAACTCTCTTCTTAGTACATTCCTTACATTCATAAGAATAGGCAGAAGGTAAAGCACCCCTGCCTTTTCTAGTTAGATAAAAGTCATCTATCAAATTTTTTATTTCTCCACAAATCCTACACTCCCTATCAAAAAGAAGTATGTGTTCTAGATTTATTTGATCTTCTAAGTCCATTAATAATATTCCCACATATAAGATCTATCACCATACTCATCGGTATGCCATCTATCTCCATCACTATCAACAAAAGTGCTTTCATCCAAACCATCCAATATAAATCCAAATGGAGCCATATCTTGTTCTATTTGATTTTTTTGCTCTTCATAAATTCTTTTACGAATATCATTATCGGTCATCTCTTTGAAGTATTCTTGTGCTACCAACCAAGAAAATATAACCAAGCACATCGCTAGGTCATCATTACATCCTTCCTCTGCCTCAAAGGAATTATGTCTTTGAGCAAATGTTGTAAGTTCCGATATAATATCGTAATCTACAGTCAATAACTTATCATCCTCCATAAGAGTTTTTAGGTTAGAGCAACCCAACTTCTTCACTGCTGCAGTCATTCTTACACCCATCTGCGATTTCTTACCAGAGAAACCATGCCCGATAACTTGTCCGGCACGACCTCTCATTGCAGCCATAAGCATATTTTCATATTCTAAATCATAGTGTAAAATATTAGCAACTTGTTCCCCAATATCATTAACCTCGATAAGTAACCAAGCATTATTATATCCCTTAGCAACATCGATAATAACACTTGGAAATAACATTGGTTTTATTTCATTATTTCTATACTTCGCCACTACCTTATATGGAAACTGTGTGATATCAAAAATAATAAATGCAGAGTAATCATTTCCAAGACCACGAGCAACGTCTACGGTGATTAAATAATTGTGCTCTTCCCGTGGTTTTTCATAAACGTCTAATCCGGCATTCCTTTTTATTGGATTTTCATAAACAAGATTTCTAAGTTTTGATGGGTTGATGAGAGTGTTGACTGATCCTAAGAATTCACACTCAAACTCAACCTTGAATTGTTGTTCTGAGGTGTTAGCAATAGTTTGCTCTTTCCATGCATCATCTCTACCGGGAACTTCTGACCAGTGAACATCAGTGGGAACATATTCATTTTTATTTCTTTCCGCATCATGCCACATGCGGTAGAAATGGTTCATACCCCTAGGGGTAGAAACAATAATTACCTTTGTGCTCTGTCCAGAAGAAATAGTAGGATAAACAGAGGCAAAGAAGTCATCAGCAATGTGATTTGGGATGAACGCGAACTCGTCGAGAAAGATGACATTATAGGATCCGCCTCGGACAGCAGATGACGAAGTAGAGTTAGACGAAATTTTGGAGCCATTTTCTAATTCTAAAGATCCTTTATTCCATGATATAATACCCTGCTGCATCCACTTCGGCAAGTTTTCATAAGCAAGTTGTAATCTTCCTAGAAGATCTCTAGCAGTAGATGCTTTGTTGGCTAGAATAGCTATATTAACATTGTCGTTGAAAACAGCATAATGTAACAAATATGAAACACAAGTCGTAGATTTACCCGTCTGACGGGGCATTTTACAGATATTAAATCTATTTTTGTGGAAATTACTAATCAGTTTCTCTTGGAATGGGTACATCTCAAAAGGCACCAGACCATGATCAAGCGACACGATCTTGATATAATTTCTAGCAAAATAAACTGGATCTTCTTTACACTTTAAGAACTCAATAATTCTATCTTCAGTCCATTCAATGGGAGTATTAGCTTTTTTGAGCAGAGGATTGCCCAAATAAACATCACTAGACATATTCATACCCCCTTTCTGGACCCCAATGTTTCATTCTGTAAGATAATCCCTGTATCGTTATACCTACATCATCTGCTGCCTCTTGTTGAGAAATATATATTTTTCCATTTATAGAAACTTTTTTGCTATTGGGGTGCTTCTCTCCACCCTCATACTTATGGCCAAAAGAGCGACCTTTCAGTGCCTCGCTTTTCTTTCTACAAGTTTCTTTACTATGCTTCCTACCAATATTTTTTTGAGTTGCCTTATTTAAATTTTCCATAAACCAAGCATCATTGTGCCACCCACACTTATGTATCTCTCTACTACAAACATATAAATGCTCTGGTATATCTTTTCCACCTTCACATCTTGGTGGGAAATGATGAACATCCATACCTCTCATCTGTTCCCAAGTTAATCCCCAATTTTTTCGAGCAATATTTCTTACTGTTTTAGGACTTAACCTTTCCCTTGGAACTTTAATAATAGCAGACACATTTCAATCCCAATCTAAAAATATTTATACAAGATAGACTTCACTCATAACGAAACTCCTTTTTAATCTTCTACATAAATGAACGAAGCACTAGCAGCAGTAATATTAGATGTTGATGAAATTACTGCGGTTATAAAACTATTTGGTGGAACATGAAGTCCAATTTCAGATAAATCAACATCAATGGTTGAGTTATCTGATACATGAAAAGCAGCAATAGGAGGTATTGATTGTGCTGCTAATGTAAATAATCCAGTGCTATCTTGAGTTGCATAAAGTGATGCATTAAAATCACTTTGAGTAGTCCATCTCAAATAATTTGTAAGAACTGGGTTCCAATATATGCGAATAACTGCTGGGTCTCCTGTTGTATTTACTGATGCAGTAAGTCTTCTAGGAAGTAAATCTCTTGTATTAATCTTACCTTGATAAACAAGTTTATTTTTAAGAGAAATGAGATGATATAAAGAACCAGGAGTGTTCATACTATCATTTCTGGTTGTAGTCACTGAATATGGAAGTTTTGTTCTTTCAACAATACCTTCAATCGCACCAAGGAAAGAAGAACCTCTACAAGTAACAACACCTACACCACCACCTAGATTTGCAGCAACATATCCAATCTTCATTGATGGATTGTCTAGGTGTGGTAGTTGGTTTCTATTTGAATAATGTTCGTGATGGAAGAAAATCATATCCCCATTTAGAGGATTTTCAATCGCATATCTAATCTCACCAGAACCTAACCAACGGAAGTTGATTTGATATACATTTAACTTAGATGGGTCTAGAGTAATACCAGAATATCCAGTTCCATCAAGTTTATCTAAATTAAAATCTTCTTGGAAAGTCCAGTTTTCTGTTTGTACTACCCCTGCCTGTCTTAATAATGCATTAAAAGATATTGTTGCGGTGCTTGTAATATCAAAAGTTCCAGTTTGAGGTCCAAGAGATGTTGCTAAAAATCTTAATCTTGATTGGTCATATTCAACCAAATACAAAGCATTAAAGAGTGCTTGTGCTCTTAATCCTTGTGCGAGTTGAGAAAGATTTCCTGCAAGTGTTCCTGAATTTACTGTTACCGCAGTAAAAGAAGTTCCATTCAGAGTGACTGTTACATTTCCATTATCAAGTGTGGTGAAGTCATAACCCTGAATTCTTGCTTTACCACCATTTGCACGAAGAACACCAAACTTCCCATTGGTGTGTGCATATCCAATTTGAATTGCTTGTTCTTGATTGAATAGTCCTGCTCTTTGTGTAAATCCTACTGGGTTATTTGAGAACGAACCAGTAAATCTGCAAACAACACCTTGTCCTGGACGGTATCTAATAAAGTTCGTACTTCTGATTACACCATAAGAATTTGCAGAAGAACCAGCACCAACTATAAATGTAGAGTTTGCATGAGTAGCAATTCCTGTTGCACTGAATGTATATGTCTCAAACTCTCTTGGGTCTAATCCATAGACAGCATCTGCCTGAATTTTTGGTGTAATTGGGACTGCAATATTCTCACCAAAAGCAGATTTAGAACAAGCACCTTCATTTAGAATATTTCCATACTCATCAGCACGGAGATAAACTTCGTGAAGTGTTCTTTCTTGATTTAAGTAGTCTTGTGTAGACTTATTCCACTGAGCCATTATTCACTCCACGATAATCTTTCTGGTTGATACCTCTGAGAACTCTTAATTTTTAAAGAACTTTGAGATTGTGATGGATAGATATTGTGAACAATCGCACCAGGATATTCTCCTTGAAGTTGTTCAGCGAGAGCGTTCTTATCCATCATAGAACCTTCAACCTCAAGACGATACATCTTTCCTTCCCAAACTACATCAGCAAAGAAAGACTCACTTGCGGTCTCTGGTTCTTGTGAACCACCTACATTTAAAGTTCCATTAAAATCACCATTGATGGTGATGCTTTCTTGTAAAAACTGTTGAAAACTTTTCATTAGCATTTCCAGCGACGACGGGCTTTACAAATTGCTTTATCTGGGTCTTTTGAGCAATCAATGTTATGCATGTCTTGCTGACCCTTAGAGCGAGCGCAGAAGGACTTTCTACGCTTTGATCTTCCTGGTCCAGGATCTTTCTCAGTTACGGCAGTCTTTAGTTTAGAACCAGGATTCTCACGACGATAAGCATTAACTGCTTTCTGACTCATACCATCAGTTTTGTCTGACTTATTTACTTTCTGCCAATCTTCTTCCAGTTCTTCTCTCCAGTTAGAGTATCCTTCTTTTACACAGTTGGGAACCATTTTCCCACCCTTCTTTTTCATACCAACTTGCTTGTAACCATCCCAGCAAGGATCTTCTTTTGCTTCGGCAAAAGCATCTGTAGAAACACCATCAGCATAAGATGATTGACTTGGAGTTGCTCTCTTAAATCTAGGTTTTCTGCTTAGATTAGAGGGGAGTTGATTGTCTCCTACTTTTTTACCTAATGGATATTTTGGATCATATGCACTTTGCTCACTAACAAGAGGTTCTGGTTTAATCAGATCAATTGTTTCAATTTCAAGTGCCTTGAAGTCATCTCTCCAGTTGGAAAACTCATATCCCTCTTTTTTAGTTCCCCAGTTATCAGCACCAACTTTACGGCACTTAACTAATGCACCAGATGCATATGCACTTGGCCAAACGTCATATCTTGCCTTTACTTTCTTATAGCAAGCATCTTTTTTCTCATCAATCAATTGACCCTTAACTTCTGTCTCTTGTCTGAGTAACTTTAATGCTTCACGAGTAGCATCGTTGTGTCGTTGCATACCATATGAAGCATGACCAATACCAGTTCCAGGCTGAATTTTTTCACCTTTCTTAGCAGCTTCTACACCAGATTTCGAAGCCTGTTGTGCTCTACGAATTGCAGCAAGTCCAAGAGCACCAGCACCAAGAGCAAGACCACCAGCAACTAAAGGAGCAAGTTCATCAAGTTGCTCACCTTTTGGTTCAAAGTGTTGTGCTAGTTTTAGTTTACTATCACTAGGAAGTTCTAAAACATCTTCAGGTCTACCACCAACTCCACCAGCAAGTTTTTTATTATCTCTAAACATTCTCCTAAGTGCATCAGCTCCACTTTCTCCGGGAAGAAGTTTAACTTGTTCTCTCACTATCTTTGCTTTACCCTTTCTATTTGGGTTTGGATCTTCTTTACGCTTCTTCTTTGCTCTCTTCTCTCTTTCATCCTTACTCATTGCTGCACGATCATCAGCATCGCGGCAGAATGGTTTGGTTTTTTGTCCTGGTTGTTTGGCACAAGGTTTTCCATCATACTTACCACCTGCCTGAACCCATCCACCACCAGAAAACCAGTCACGGAGTGAGTAGTCTTTATCTTTAGCGGACTTGCCATCACGCTTACCTTCTTCCATATAAGAAGCAGCAGCATCTGTGTTGTGCTCCGTATCAGTCAACTTTGCTTGAACCCAAGCAGGAAGGTTATCTGCGTCAGTTTTCTTTGCAAGAACTCTTGCTACTTTTTGTAGATTATCAATAGACTTTTTGACCTGAGTCTTAGCCATTGAGACTTCATGGTCTTTTTCTTTTGCTTCATTCATTTTCTTTTTACGTCCCTGACAATGAGCACGCTGAGAAAACCCTTTTGGGTTGTCGCAATCAATCGATTTTTTATATTTCTCAGACCAACCCATTTTCAGGTTATAAACTATTCCTTATTATTTAGAAAACCTTGCTTGAGTAGTTTTTGAAGTTCTGATGTTGATCCAACAAAAACTGCATTGTTAGTTACTGTATTTGGACCCTTATTGTTACCAACATCTTCTTCAACATCTTTAAGTTTTTTCTGAAGATCTATTAGTTTATCAGTTGTATCCGCAACACTTTTAATTAACTGACCCGCAACTTCATATGCTCTTGGACTCCCCCCTTCACCGGCAAGTTCCATGATTCCATTGATTGCTTCTTGTCCCTTTTCTATAAGTGAATATAGATTTGCTCTCGTATATTCATAATCTTTTTTAATATCAGTTTTCTGTTCGGGTTTTTGAATACTTTTGGGAGTATCATCAACCTCAACAATACTACTCTCAACATTTAGAGCATCGTCAATAGAATCAAATTCAGACATAAGTTATTAAATATCAGTTTGTTGTGTTGGACTGTAAGACTTAGAATCTCCAAAATATTCCCAAGTTTCTGTGAATCCAAAGTCGTCGCCAGGATCTGCGTTTATTGGATCTGGAACTGCTGTATATCTAACTTCTCTCTTCGCAGTTTGTGTATTTGTATCTGAGTACATATCAACAATAACCTTACGAATGAGACCTTCTGGATTATCAGCAACAGGACCGAATAGATAAGTTTTAGCGGTAAACTGTAAAGTATATATTAATGCTCTTCTTGTGGAGAAGTCTCCTTCATAGTCATCTTGCATTCCAACGCTGTTTAGAACTACTGGAATATCTCTTTTTTCTCCAATTGAGTCTACTAAGTCTATGGTTAAATTAAACGATGGTTGGAAGTAAGGTAAAATTTGCTCAACAATTTGTAAAGCATCATCATTCAACTTACAAAAAATACTCAGTTCAAATCCAATGTTATATGGAACAGGCATAAAAACCTTTTTCATTCGATCATTATCATCGACCGCTCTAAAAGTCTGAGTTATACCAGTTTTTCTTGAGGCATCATATTCAATAGAAGTCATTTCAAACGACATTCTTGGTAAAGTAATTTGAACTGGTTTGTCCAGGTTTGCTTGCTGCTCAAGTCTTGCTAGAAACTTTTGAGAAGGACCATAAGCTAGAGGAACACTTACAACACTATTGATATTTCCACTGCCATCTTTGTGTTTAATATCAATTTGGTTAAATAGAGTTCCAAATGCTATAATAGTTTTACGAATTATTTCGTGATAGTAATAAGTTCCTAACATTAGTAAGTACCGAATGGATTAGACTGTGAAAAGTCCAAAATGAGATCTGCTGCTGCTTCAATTTCTTCATTTTGTCTATATTTATCTGTCTCTGTATTCGCCACAGAAACTCTAGTTTCATAAACAGCACCAGATTTTGATCCAGTAATTGTTTCACCCGGATAGAACGAACCAGTTACAATACCAACTCTTAGAATATTGGTATCTGTATCCCAGTTTTTAACTCTTGCTGTAGATCCAGATCTCGATCCAGTTACAAGTTCGTTGAACCAGAATGTTCCAATACCAGTCGTCGCGGCAGCTGCAACTGTTACTGTTGGTGCAGAGAAGAATCCTGCTCCAGCATCTGTAATATAAATTGCACTGACAGTTCCAGCAGCACTTACAATAGAAGTTGCAGCTGCTGGTAGATTTGGCGACAGTGATGGTAGTGAGAAAGAAACCGATGGCGCAGTAGAGTAACCAGCTCCACCATCGTTAACAACAACATTAACAACACCTTTTCTATCGGTAATGATTCCACAAGTAGCAGCTGCACCAGTTCCACCACCACCAGTAATAGTGATAGTTGGTGCTACAGTGTACCCAGTACCAGCATGAGTAATAAGAATTTCTTTAATAGAAGTTATACTATTTCTAGTTGTTGTAATAGCAACTGCTTGAGCGTTGGTTCCTCCGGAAGGTGCCGTTGTAATTGCAACTGTTGGTGTTCCTGTAAATCCAGATCCATCGTTGTTGAGGAAAATTTGTCTTATATAACCAGTCCCAATACTGGCAGTTGCTGTTGCTCTTGTTCCACTGGAATACATTGATAGATCAATAATGTTTCCAATATCCTCAAGAACTTCATCTATTTCGTCGATAGAAGTATCTAGAACTTCATCCTCATATTCGAAGAGTTCACATTGAAGTTCATAAACATAATTTTTTCCCAGTTGATAGAAAGGTTTTTCATGCTCAACAAACTTTACTTCAAACAATCTCTTTCCAAGTGGGAAGTATACTAAATCACCTTCTCTTGGTCTATCAAAAACAGTAATTTCTGTATCATCTTCACCGTCCAAAAATGGCGAGATGAAATCCTCAAATCTTTCTTTTGAGATTACTAATGATACTTCATCCCTAACACTAACACCAAACTTGGTCATAATATCTCCAGCACCACTATAACCATCATAGTTATTGAGATATGCTTCTAATAAAAAATTATCGTCAAAAACGGATGATTGTATCTCTTCAATGATAGTTTGTTTTCTTACAAACTTTCTTGGAATATAAGTTACTTCGATACCATATATTTTGAGTTGTTCATTGATCAACTCTTGTATTAATCTTTGTTCTCCAGAAGAACCTTGTAAGAAAAAGGGATTAAGTGCCATTATCCAATAAAATCGAGAGGTGGTAGTTCATAATCCATAGACATACGAGATTGAATCTCTGCAAGTTCTCTTTCAGCATCATCATATAATTGTCTACCATTAAGTTCAATTCCACCAGGAAGTTTTACACCATTGAACTTGATTAAGTTTTGACCCCACTGGCGTTTAATAAGAGCAGTTAGGTATCTCTTTAAGAAACTATCATTATAAACACCAGTATATGAATCTGGATCTAATATTCTATGGCAGTCAATAATAATATAGTCATTTTCACTCATACTCTTCCAATCAATATCCAGATACAATCTATCTTGTCTCTTATTGTATCTAATTTGTTTATCTGGAGTTAAAAGGAAGTCAATATCCTCCAAATAAGTTTTCGTCATTGCATATTGCAATAGTTCAACCGAATTGAAGTAGTAGAGATCATTCAAAAACAGTTGATATTTGATACTAAACATTCCACCAGAAATAGAACTAGTATCAAACTTAAAGATTTTTTCAATTCCAATAACAGAATCTGGAACCTGAATGAAATTGGAAGTTTCGTAGTAATTTGAAGTGGTTGTCCCATAACCACTGATAGTCGTTGAAGTAGCACTTGTAGTTACGATACCTGCGGTATTTGTGCTTCCAGATTCGTTTGATGCCCTTCCTCTATCTAAGTCTGCTTGAGTGAATCTATACTTCAGATACATTCTCTCAACACCATCAAAATGACGCTCTTGAAAATACTGAAGAGCATCATCTACCAGGTCGTCAATTTGATCATCATCAACGTTGATCTCCAAAACTGGAGCGCCCAAACGTCTCAAACAATAATCGATAAGTCCTTGGCGTGTTGATGGTTTTGCCATTAGAATTCCTCAGCAGATAAATTATCCGTCTTTTGTGTGGATTTTTTCTTCGTTTGCAATTTACTCAATTCTTCCTCTTGCTCATTCACTTTCTTTTTGAGAGCATCAATGGTTTGATTAGCAACCATAATCTTTGCTTCTAAAGCAACAGTTTGTGAAAATAAATCTGATGCTTTTTGCTGATATACTAAAATCATGCTTCTGTAATCAGTTTCATTCATAATTGATACAAAAAAAGGTGGGACTTGCCCACCTATATTTATAATCGCTAGTTAATTTTAGAATGATCCACCATCTATGGTGATATTTTCCAGACTTCTTGTAGATCCACTACAGGAGATAACCTGCGACTGACCAGCACAATCATTAACCCACAGAGAGCCAATTTCAAAATCTGCATATGTGATACTACCCATAACACTGGTAGTTTCAGTAACTTGTGAAGCAACTACGATTCTTCCAGCACTGTCGTCCCAGAACATAGCAGCGGTCTTAGCGGAACCGCTGTAGTAATGTAGAACAATACCAACGTCAATGTTTGCGTCGGAAGAAGGAGCAACAAGTGAACCACCGCTGTTGACTAGACCAACCTCAATCAGAGAATCTTCAACTTTCAGAGTCTCTGTATTGATGATGGACTGAGTTCCAAGAACGGTGAAGTTTCCGTTAACAGTCAGATCATCAGCAACCGTAACTGTTCCACCAGTTGAATCGAGTGTTAGACCACCAGATGAGGTAGAAACTGTGTTACCATCAATGGTTACGTTATCAACAGCAGCGGCACCCGTTACGGTAAGTGTAGTACCATTGAAGGTTAAGTTTCCACTATCCTCAATAGCGCCTGAAGTACCAGCAAGAACAACACGACCTGAAGTTAGATCTGATACTGTTGCAGACGAAAGAACTGTTTCAGCACCAGAAACATTTAGACCGCCATTAAAGTCAACAGCACCAGTTACTGTAAGACCAGCACCAACAACAGCATCTTTTGTAACAGCGATGGAATCTGTGACTGATAAATCGCCAGTTACTGTGAGAGTTGAACCATCAAAGGTTAGGTTTCCACTATCCTGGAGAGCACCTGAAGTACCAGCAAGGACAACACGACCAGAAGTGAGGTCTGATACTGTTGCTGAGGATAATACAGTTTCTCCACCTGAAATATTAGCACCACCATTACCATCAATAGCGCCAGTTACTGTAAGACCAGCACCGATAACAACATCAGTTGCGGAAAGATTTGCGATAGTTGAAACGCCTGTGGAATTTATATTTCCACTTACGTTACCTGTTAAGTCTCCCTGTACTCCACCGCTTGCATAGAAATTAGTAGCAGATACCGAGTTATTACTTGCAGTTACACCACTACCAACAGCAAGGACAACTCCATTTGCCATTGATGTGGTTCCAATAGCAAGAGCATAGTTAAATGCAAATGCATCAGTTTCAAATCCAAGAGTCCCACTCTTGAACCACATTAACTGTTTATAAGTATCTGGAAGTGTGTTAATACCAGATGCAGCAAATGATACTAATGGAGATCCCTCAGTAGATGCAATTGCCACTCCAGCATGATTAGCGGTATCCTCATTAGGAGTAATGGAAGTTGTATATCCAAGAATAATATCTTTGTTTTCAATAAAAACATCTTGCCCTCTAAGAGCAACAAAGGTTCCTCCAATTGTTACATTTCCACTAACATTAATATCGCCACCAACGTTTAGATTCCTCTGTATTCCTACACCACCATCAATAATTACAGCACCATTATCATAAGATGTCGATTCGGTAGTTCCCGTGAATGAAACAATTCCAGAAAGTACTGAGTTTCCATGTGATGCAAAACTTTCATCAACTTCAAATATTCCATTTACGAAAAGATCATCTAAAATATGTAAATTATAAATTGTAGAGAATCCAGCAACATTAATTCCATTATTACCAACTACTATTCCATTAAAAGTGGAAAAACCAGTTACATTTAAGTTTTCGCTAAGATTTAAACTTCTTGCGTAAATATCTGCCCATCTATTAGATAATGATCCCAGATCATAATATACATCTGTGGTTGGGATAAGATCGGATGCAAATTCTCCGCCAACAATAACATCATCAGATCCAGAATCACCAAGATTAATTGTTCCGCCACGGAATGTTACTACACCGACAAACTCCGAATATCCACCAACATGTAGGTTTTGCTTAACCGTTAGGTTTTTAGCAATACCCATACCTCCGTCAAGTTGAACGGAACCAGTATTTTCGTCACCTAAAGTATTATCCGTAGTGTTGGTTACAGTTGTAATACCAGAGATATCAGTGGATGCTTCAATATTCAGATGACCCTGAATCGTGGTAATACCAGTCAGAGCTGAGTTAGCAGAACCAGCACCCCAAGTTAGATTTCCATTTCCATCATTAGTGAGAACGGAACTTACAGCACCTTGAGTTCCTGGGAAAGTATATGTTACAATACCAGCAAGAGATGCTGGTGCCGCAAGACTAATATAGTCCGAACCATTTGAACTACCTTCAACAAGGTTAACTGCAGAACCAGTACTTTCAGTTTCTACTCTCCAAAATCTGGATGAACCTACAAATTTATTAGTTGCTGTTTCTGAAGTTAAACCAACATATAGATCGTATCTATCTGTTGTAAACCCGGGTTCACCTGCCCTCAATCCTGGGAGATTATTAAATAGACCCCTCTTAAACTGTAATACAGGAGCAGCCATTTTTTAACTTTACCTTTTTTATCTATTTATTCCAAAAAATTATTCAAAAATTTCCATAATCAATTACATCATTAGGTACTGCATCAGCAAGATCCATTACATATGCTGGAGTAACATGTATATACTTATTAGTTGTTGAATCATACATCAAAATAGAATAATTTGCTTTAGCAGTTATATCAACGTCAGTTAAATCTGCAACAGATGATGTTGCAGATTTGTTGGAAGCAATAACTCTGATTCCTTGTTTTTGACCGACCCTAACATTGATGTTTGCCATTAGCGAGTAACTCCTTTACTTACCAATACCATTCCCTCAACGACTCTTGTTATATATGAAAAAGAATCTGTAACAACTACATCATAAACATACCTGCCTTCTTTTAGGTTTGCTGTTTGTGTTGTAGATAAACCAATTCTAATTTGTCCACCAGCACTACTATAAACACTAGTAGTAAATGTAGTTACACCAGTAGCACCGGGATGTTTTCTCATTTCAGCTTTAACAGTATATCCACTTAAATTGAGTGCAGAATTAGTTCCAGCATCTTCTAACGTGAAAACTTGACTGAAATCAGTTCCACCATTGATAACAATATTACTAACGTAAACAGACATCTTATCAAATGGTCTTTACAAGTATTTATGCTAAACCAGAGATAGCAAAGTTCTTGATAACTTCTTGTTGTTTGAGATAAAGTTTAAAATAAGATTTAGCGAAACTTTTTAACTCATCAACATCCAATTCGTCAATAAGTCTAGAGAACTTTTCATACTCGAACATTTTATTGATCGACTCTAGTTCAATTTTGTCTGGATCCATTGATAATCTCCATAAGTAGGGATTTGATTTCACTAATATCTGTTTTTATTTGATCAATTTCTTCTCTTTGTTTTCTTCTTTCCGATCTCAATTTAACATACTGCAAATATTCAGTTGTATCAGTATTAACAATAGCACCCGAATCTTCACGAAACAGGTGCTTATGACCTTCAACTCTTTTCATCTTATGCTAGGGCAATAGTTCTAAGATCCTTGAATCTCGGTGCTTTTGCTTCATTTGTTCCGTTCATAACAATCTTAATTCTAAATGCATTGAATTGCTCAAGTTCATCAGCACTAAACTGATACTCAAGAAACTCTCCATCATTACTTGCGCGTACAAATGCGTCCGCTCTACCACTATTTAATGTAGAATCTATGACAGCATCACCATATCCATCGCCATCAGTATCTTTAAGGTTATCGTAACCTGGGAACAATTCATATGCTTGTTCAACTCCATTAGAGTCTGCTCTAAAGAGTTGGTAAAGAACTCTAAAGTCAGCTGAAGAATGGCGATAAGCAGAAACAAGAACTTTGAGTGATGTTGCTGGTTGCTTAAGTCTAACTATGCTTGTGGCGTAAATAGCACTATGTGGATCTTCTTGAACTAAATTAACTCTACCATCAAAAGCATAGTCGCTGATTGGATTATTCAGTCTATTTCTACCAAATACAATAGATGCTGTAGAAACATTAACAGCAGGAGACAGGTTTGGATCTGCCGTATTCATTGTTAGACCAAGTGTAAATGACTTGTTCTTTGGTAATGATGAGAGTCTTGTAGTCTCATTAATTTGGGATGCTACAAGTCTTGTAGTCGTTAATTCATTTACATTGTTTAGTTCAATAGTCTCATAACCCTGATCAATGAATGATGCTTCAGAACCTCCAGCACTTGTACCAGAAACTGTTCTAATTTGGGCAGACAATGAAGTAGTCTCTCCAGGTGTCAGAACACTGAATTGTGGATCAATTCTATTAAATTGAACATTCTTAGTTGCTGAGGCACCCTTACCACCGATAATATTTTCATCGGTGAAACTCAACTGACTGTCTCCAGAAGTTCTTGATCCGCGATCAATTTGTAAGTGATAAGTATCAAAGTCTCTTTCAGACTTGAGAGCGGTATCGGTTGGTAGATTATGTTGGGTATTGATTCTAGTTAGAGAAATACCATTCAACTCATAAGCATAGACCTTATCACCAATGGAGTGCTTTCTCGTGAGTGAACCGTCAACACCTCTAGTTCCAATACCAAGTGTACCAGCACCTCCACTACCTGCGGTAATAGCATTATAGAAGATGATCTCATTATTTACTTTCAAGTAACCTTGAGAAGTTGAGATACCTTCGAATGTTGCAAATAGTGAGGTATTAGCAACTGAAATAGTAGTATCACTAATTGCAAGTTCAGCGTTAAGAGTTGTTGGAATAGTGTCTGGTGCTAGATCAGCAAGAACAACTATGTTGTTATCGGCGTGCATTCCATGATTTGGTTGAGTAACTTCAATAACTCTTCCATCATAAAGATTACTGATAACAGCAGAGTCACGAATATCTGTGTTAGCATAAGCAACGGCAGTACTTGGATTACTATAGACAACCAAGTCTTGTCCAGCAGTAAACTCTTCACCCTGAACATTTGTTAGATATAGTGTATCTTTTCCACTCAGGGTAGCTACAGAAATCTGGGCATTTTTGCCTTTCACAACACTTGAAGTAGTAATGCCTAGGATATCTCCAACAACATATCCATTTCCAGCAAGAGTGATTGTTGGCGTTCCAGATACAGATCCAGCAGAGAAAGTAATAGATGCAGTAGCACCACTACCATTTCCAGTTATGGAGTAAAGTGGTACATTTGTAAATGTACCATTGCTGTATCCAGCACCAACTCTATTTACAGAAACTGTATTGAGGTTTCCACCAACTTGCTCAATATACCCACTGATAGCAGAGGCAGTTGTACTATCACTTACCTTCTTACCGATAGTAAGAATACTATTCATAGAAGTGGTAGTTGTAATACCAACCTTCAGTTTTCTTGGTAAAGTCTTAATAGAATTCTCATTAAGTTGTCCAACGTTTGTGTCTCTGGTTCCCAGTGATGGATTATAGAAATAAGCTACGCCAGGAGTTGTGGTGAAGTTTGCTTTATAAAGTTTGAACTTAAGATCTTCAAACTGGTTAGCAGTCCAGATAGTACCGTTTTGAGACTTGAAGAGGCTTCCTCCAACATATTGCTTGGTAGCAATGACGCTCTCGGCATCTGGTAGAGTTGAAGTATTAACAGTCTTCTCACCCATTCTAGCAATCCATACTTCATACAAATCTGAGTATGGTGAAAGAAGAACAAGAGCATACTCTGTGTCTGCTTCAAGATAAACTGGAGATGGGAACTTAATGTTAGTTGCTACTGAAGCATCTCTTGATGTCTGAATCTGAGATGGATCAATAGTAACTCTTGAGTATTCTGTTACAAGATTTTTAGTAGGAATACCAAGTTCAACAGTTCTTAGTTCAACAAACAGTTTTTCACTATCATCTTTATTGGCGAAGAATACATCCACACCAGTCATAAATGCACCAGTTTCATCAACGGTGAATGACTGCGCTAGTGGATCATATCTTTCAACTTCTGTAATTCTTTCAAAGATATCGATTCTTCCTGTAGTTGTATAATTTGTTTCAGCACTACTAATAAGTGTGCTTCCTGGTAGTTGTGCTTCATTAGTAGCACTTGAAGTTAGTCTAAAGGTCTTAGTTCCAGTTGTGAATCTTAGTGGAGGTGGTGGTGATGCTAGTGGATTTCTAAAGAACATAGAACCATAGATATCACCAAATGTATCTGCTACTAGTCTGATATTAGCAACAGATGCTTGAGCACCGCTAGTTTCTCCGAGAAGAACCATCCCAGTGGTGATATAACCATTATACTTACCAAGAACCTCTTCTTGTAACGCTTCAACATCGATGTTTAGAACTGTTGATGATGCTGAGTATGATACTGGGAGTGTAATTGATTTGTTATATGGATTCAGACTAAAGGTTGATGATGGATTTCCACCAGGACCGGTCTTATGATTTGGTTGAACAACACGGCAAGTAAATAGATTTGTTCCTCCATCATAACCTCTTACGGTTTCACCAACTTGGAATACACCAGAGGTCATACTAATTTCGATAAGTTTTGGAACAATATCGAGACCACTAGTGCTATCAAAGAAGTGATAATGTCTTGCTAATGGTCTTAATCCAATAGCTCTGAATAGAACATTCCTGGAGCGAATATGTGGATCTGGTGTAGAAGAAGCAAGAACAGTTCTTGAACCAACAACTCTTGTAGCACCTCCAGAACCACCAACTGTTCTAGTTCCACCATCCCTAACAATTGTTCTAGTCCAACTATCTGTTTTTGGACTTAGTTCGATGGAACCATTAAATTCAATAACGTTAAATGGGTTTACGTTCTCAACTCTAGTTGCTAAAGGTTGCTCAATCCAAGACTTTTCGGTATATTTAAGAGTAATCAGATCACCCGTCTTTTGAACATTTGAATCAAGAAGACTTAGATTTTCGCTGAAGTTAGCCGTCTCTAAGTTAATGGATGGATCAAGAGATGGTTGTGGTGATAGTGAGTGGAAGTCAATAGGAGTGATCAACTCATTATCGGATGTATCAATATCGGCAGTTGTTTGTGCTTTATCTAATCTCTGATTATCTTTGAAGTCATCTACAAAGAATCCAGACTTGAATCTGTCTAAACCATCAACGTCTCTGATTTGTAAGGTCTTGGTGCTGAGTTCTAGTAGTGAAAGTGAAGTTACAGTTTCGAGATTCTCCACTCTATCTTCAATCTTTCCAATGTCTCTCATTGTATATCTTCTATTATCAACAACAGTAACTACTGCATCACTGGTGTTGTAGAGATATGCTGGTAGAGAAATTGTTCCGATCTCCATAGCATCATCACTGTTTGATGGTGCCTTTGGATTTTCTGCCGATGCACCTTTAATTACAGTGAAAGCACCTTCTTTGTTTAGAACTACCTTATCAATTCTTGGTAGATAGAAGTCGTATCCAACGAGTGAACTTTCATTTGGAGCAACAACTAACGTTGGATTGATTCCAGCAGTTGCGAATGTTCTGCTAGCAAAATCAAATGGAGATGCAGTAGATGAAGTAAACTGAGCAACTCTTGGTCTAAAGTCAAGAGTATCTGTTGCTCTTCTTCCATCACTCATCAACGGAATGTCTGTCTTATATCTTTCAGCAGTATATGAGTTTACTGTGTAAAGATTTCCAGCATCGTTGGTTGGAATGGAGTAATGATTGAAGATAATCAACAATCTGTGTGAAGGGATATAGTTGTCCCTACCTCTTACAATCCTAGCATAGTCGTAGAACTGATCCCTTACACCCTTATCAAGGGTATACTTGCTAGTAATATCTTGGTAGTTACCTTCATTTACTGCCTGAACGGTTGATATAATGTTTGATTCACCAAAAGTAGCAACTTCGCCAACTACAAACTTATTCGAATTCAGATAGACAATCTCAACCTTAGTTGCAGAAGATCTTGTTACAACTTGAGCAATGGCTCCGCTAGTTGATCCAACAACTCTTTCCCCAAGAATAGAGTTTGCATCCAAAGATAATCCTGAAGGGAATTCAATGGAATCTAGAGTTGGAGCAGACGTATCATATGATTCATATATTGCTAAAACTTCTACAACATCTGGGAAGTTTAGAGATATTTCCTTATCTTGAACTCTTGTTCCATAATAAGCACTTTCTGTAAGACCACTAATAGCAGTGGATACACCAGAAACACTATTAATAACACTGACCTTTTCGCTTCTAGTGAAGTTTTTTGTCTTGCTTGTGATAGAGTTCTTCTTAACAGTTGTATTAACTGTGACGTTTCCAGACTGAGAAGGAGTTAATCCTGTAAATGTAATAGTCTGACCATTTGAACCAAGAGTAACTTGGTCGGATGATAGGTCTTCAATAGTTCCATTAGAATAGAATACTCCGTATCTTTCCGCATCAAATGTCTCAAAGAAAGCACTGCTAATACCAGTAGATGAAACGTTTATAGTTAAAGATCCAGTAGAACTGGTGGTTTGTTGTTTGAGTTGACTCGAAACTAAAAGGTTAGATCCGGCAAGACTTACTGAAGCAATGTTCTCTTGTTCGAGTGGAGCAAAAAGACCACCATTATCTTCTACTAGTGGAGCTCCAAGAGAAAATGTAACATCAGTATTGCTACCTGGTAGAGAACCATTACATACACCACTAACGCTTTCTACGGCAGCAACGGTCATACTATTATCATTATTTACACTGACGACTCTATTGAAAGTTTCATCAGCAACACCAGGTATCTGATACCTGATGATAGTATCACTCTTAATTCCAACAAAGTTCTTTCCTGGACAAGTTACGTTACCACCACTAGTAATTCTGATGGTGTCGGCAATACCAAAGTTCTTAGCAAGTTTTCTTTGAAGAACTGAGTCGGCAATAAAGTCCAGACTCATATCAGAATCAATAGAATCTGAGTTTTGGTAGATTGATTTAACATCTTCAATACCAAAAGTCTGAATAGTCTTAATCGATCTTGAAACTTCTTTAGTTTCATTAATCAGAATTTGTTCACCTTCAATAAAGGTTCCAGATGTTTGGATGAGATTAAGAGTGGCGCTACCACCAGGTGCCGTCTCAACATAACCAGAAGCGCCACTACTTACACCTCTAATATAGGAACTAGCAGGGACCTCTGCAGTGGTTACAGACTGGTTTAGAGTGATCTTTGTGTATGTTTGAATATCAAACAGATACAGATCCCAGTCAGAAGTATCATCTGAATATGCTGCGTCCGTTAAACTAAACGAATATACTCTTGCCTTACCAATTTCAGTTCCAGTTGCTGCTGTGCTAGAAGAACCTCTTCTTTGGTTTTGTAACCTAACAATGTTATCATTGTTATTAATACCGAGAATAGGTGTTCCCTGAACATTATTAACTCTTATTAGTGTTCCAAATTCAAATGGAACAAGTGCCGATGAAATACTCTTCTTATCTCTTGGCTTTTCTACATCAATATTAGTTGTTGAAATAGTCTCAATATCATATCCCTTAACGTAGGCTCTTCCTGGAGATACCTTTACGGTCATCAAATCTTCTGACGGAGTATTTCCCTGATCGGTACTTTGACCTTCAGTATAGACGCCACCATTAGATAATCCATTATTTAATGATTCATTTACTTCTACACTAAATTCGTCTACAGCATAATCACCAGACTCTTCAAAAGTTCTCTTAGCAAAGTAATCTCTAATCAGATTATAACTTGACTTGTTTTGTAATTTTTTGATCTGACCATTTTCAATTCTGATCAACTCTACAAAAGTTTTATCGTCAAAGTCTGTTAGGAGCTTCTTGGATAATGTTAGAGAAATTTTCAGTCTATCGGCACCTGGTGCTGCATAGTTTGAATATCCTTTAGCATTATCATAAAGAGAAGAATCATCTTTAGCTGTTACAATCTCTTCTAAGATAGTTAGACCAACTCTATAAGATGAATCTGCTCTATATGCATCAAGAACAATTTTATCCTGTGATACATCTACAAAAGTTCCTCTAATAAAATAAACACCGTTAGCAATACCAACAGCAGTTCCAACTGATGTAGCATCTTCATCAATCAGAGACGCAACAGTTTCGCCTGCATTTACTGTGGTGTTACCGTAAGTAAATCCTGTTTCTGTAATCAGGACTTCACCATCAGTGAAAGGAACTACTTCACCAGCATTATCTGCATTGAGATATCTTACAAATAATGTGAGATTAGTGATTCCTTCTGATTCGGAAATATCGAGCCACTTATCAACTGTAGCAACAACACCAGAGGTTTGTCCTCTAAGTTTCTTTCCTACTAAGTTAGTAGCATAGATGTTAACATCAATACCCAAATGATCGGCATTGAGTTTTACCGAGTTGTAATTAGCATCAAAGGTTACCCCACCAGGGATAACCATTGAACCTTCCTTGAAGACGTGACTTCCAAACGACTCTATCTGATTTTGTAAGATAGACTGGAGAGTTGTTAGCTCTCTCGCCTGGATTGGATATCCTGGTTTGAATAAAACCCTATAGAAGTTATCTTCCTTATCAAAATCATCGTAATAAGGGTTTATATTGAGATTCGTTTTCTGTGGCATTTTTTAGAATTCCAGGATAATTTTAACGTCTTCTTTTTGTCTAGAATTTCTGGAGATAGCGGGACGATTATCAAGATATACAATATCTCCCGACCCTTTATTTATCTCAGGACTGGCAACTCCGTTCGTAAACTGAGTCCCAAGAGAGATAAGTTTTGTTCCAGATGGGTTTGTGCTAATACCAGTAAAACCAGTATCAATTGAACCAGAAAAACCAGAAGTTGATGTTACAGCGTTTGCATTTGAAGCAAAATCATATAGTTTAGCATTTGTAGAAACACCGACATAATCTGTAGTATCAAAGTATGTCTGATTCAAGAAAGAATTTCTATCTTGGAAATACTTAAGAACCTTTGTCTCCAAATCATACGATGCAACATACCCTTTAGCAGTACCACCAGTTACCGATTGACTAATCTTGTCTCCAACTGATACAGATCCAGTAGTGGATGTAAACTTAAGTGCTCCTAAGGATGAGAATTGATTTTCAGTGAATAAGTTAGTAGATCCAATGGAGGTTGGATTCTTTACAATTCCAATCTGAGCAAATGTTACGTCAGTTGGGAAATCTTTTGTTGAATCATCAAATCTAGCATAAACAAGAACTTTATCAGCACCAAGTTCTCTGTAGATATCATATCCATGACCCTTTGAAGGTGGAATGATTGGAATCAGTTTAGCCTTGGTTGAAGAGTTTGAGTTAATAGATCCAAGATCAACCATACCATAGGTGTAATCTTTACCGCCAGAAGAAACAACAGTATTTGTTACTTTTCCGTTAGCATCAACATCTACAATAACTTTCGCTCCACTACCATCACCCAAAATATTCAATTCGTGGGATCCTTGTGAATATCCAAGACCCTGAGTGTCGATATAAACTTTCTTTATCTGATTTTCATTTGTATCAGAATCTCCATTATTTCTTACTGCTGCAATTTGAGCGTTAGTTGAAGATGCCCAATCACTAGGTAAAGAAATATATTCTGTAGAGTCAAATTTAATAATATCACTAGGGGAAACACTATACAGATATTTCCAAAGATATCCATCACCACTTACACCAGCTTTGGATGGTTCTAAATCTGTAAAGGTTGGTTCATCTAAAGAAGCATTCCCTGCAGTATTAATTCCTGAAGATCCATTATCAATACAAATATAAACCTTATACTCACTATTCATTACATAATAATTTGTATCATAAAGTCTTGAAGACTTTGTAGTTGGTGAAAGGTTGGTCAAGCTATAATCATGACGATACATTTCATATTTTGTCCCCCTCGTCCAGTCAACTCTTCTAACAAGTCTTCTCACGTTGGAAGAAGTTACCTTCTTACCAAAAGACATGTTATCACCAACAAAATTCTGATAATCAAAATTATCAGTTGGATTGGGAGTGTTAGTATCCCAATCCGTTGTTCTACCGTATCCAACTACTGCTGGATTAGAAAGACCTACAAAAACATAATATGAGTTAGAAGAACTGGTGACGGAATCTACAAAATTTCCCGCATTTAATATTCTAAACTGATCTGTTACAATTGCCGCCATCGTAATAGCTTTTTTCTATATTTATAACTATCCTAGATCCTTCCTCAGTGCTCCACCATCTCTTAAACCATATCCACGTCTTTGAATTGATGGGAATGTTGATAATCCAGAGTCAACTGTTAGACCTGTTACACCAATAGAAACTGGTGAAGATGCTCTAGTGAACCCAGAAAGTCTACCCCAAGAGAAGTGTCCGCGTGGGTCTGTAGCACTACCAGTTGTTGATAGACCAGTTATCGGTGTCGTAGATAGAATATTGCAAGTAGCAACTCCAGTTGTAGCAGAAGAGTGGAAAGAGTTAATAATATAAATGTTATCTAAGAATGTTGTTCCAACACCTACTACAGAAGAATCTGATCCGTTGATAGAAGTAACACCATTTCCAATGCTAGTATTGAAAACATAGATTGGATATCCTTCCTGAAGACCAGTGAATGAAGAAGCATTCAATGTAAATTTGAGTGCTAATGGATTACCACCAGTTCCAACTGTAGTTCCAATTCCAGTAACTGTTCCTGCGAAACCAGCAACGGCATTGATACCAGTTATGGTTTCGAATGAAATTGTTGGTGTTGAAGTTAGAACTTGTGGAGCAGCAGTGTGTGTATAACCAAAACCAGGATTTACAACTGTTATCGCAGTGATAGAACCATTAGAAACGGTTGCTGTTGCGGTTGCAGTTGTTCCAACACCAACACCAACTGCCTTAGGAGCAGAAATTTTAACATCTGTGGAAGAACCAACGTATCCAGAACCACCACTGGTAATCGTAAAGGAACTAATAGTTCCAGCAGCAGAAACAACCGCTGTTATTGCTGCAGCAACAGGATCTGTTGTTGTGTTAACAATAATACCATTTACGCTAGCAATAGTGATAGCAGACTCATTTTCTTCATAGTTGAAGAATTGTGCGTCATCAACAAAAATCTCTGTACCAGAAGTTGAAAGATCACCAATAATTTTTGCTGTTGGATAAACTTGTCCTTCAATAGAATCTCTGGACTTGTAGATAAGTTCCCCACCAAGGTTCTTATCAACCTTTTGCTTGGTCCAACTAAATGGTTTGTAGTTGGTATCATCAATTCCAAGACCACCGTAAATATTGGTCTCTACCTTATCTGAAGCATTTATGTTGTAAATTGTTCTTGGATCTTGAACTTCACTGGTTTTTGTCTTTTGTAGTTGAATAGAATCTCCAACTTTTATCGTTTCATTTACATTAACACTAATCGAATCAGTGTCCCTTGTTCCCATATAGAAGAATATATCAACCTTATCGTCTTCTTTTGGAGCAGTTGTAAATACGATTGAAGTACCACCTTCAAAGTTATAGTTAACATTTGGTTCTTGTAAGACTCCATCAATGTAGATTAGTAGTAGTGCTTCAAGATCAATCGCAGCAGAGTCAATATTGTTTGAATCAACTTCGAAACTTAGAAGCTCACCATTATACTGAAGTGGGAATCTAGTTCTTATTCCATTTTGTAGACTTGCGATAGAGTCAATGTAATCTAACTCACCAAATTGCCATGCGGCAAAATTATCACTGAATACATCTAGAACTTCTAGTTCAAAATCATTGATTGGTGCTGCAAGATCTTTGGCGGTTACCAAACCAACTGGTTTGAACTTGTCGCCCTTTCTGAATCCCCAACCAGGTCTTGTAATCTTAAAGTTCTTGATTTCAAACAAGGTAGAACCAATACCAACGTTGGTAACCGCAGCACCAACCTCAACATTAAGGAGTAGACCACTTCCAGTGTCTGTAGTAGCGCCAATACCAAGGCGAGAAACACCAACGATTGGTAGATTTTCATAATTTGGTTCTGGTATTTGAATAGTTGGATTGGAACTGTATCCACTACCACCATCAACTACAGTAAATGATAGAGTTCCACCAGCACCGACTGTTGCTGTAATACTAGCAGCAGTTCCAGTGTGACTTGAATCTGTTACACCAATAGAAACCGTTCCTCTATATCCAGAACCTACAATATCAGTGGAACCAATACCAACAGACTGAATAACACCACCAGATACAACTGCAGTAACCGCTGCACCAACCAGAGGAGCAAAACCGAGACCTTGAGTTGATCCAAGAGAAACAATCAAACCACCTCTAGGAAGTAAGTTCTGGTTTACATCATAGTCGGAGATGAAACTTGCATTATTAACACCAGTAAACACAATACTAGAAATACCAGCGTTTTCAATGAAACTGTAGTTTCCTCCAGCATTATTGTTTGTTGTTGGCGTCTGGAACATATTATTAATAAACACCAAGCCACTACCAGTTTCAATACCAGTGGTGTTTGCTCCTCCAACAGTTAGTCTATAAGTAGCACCAATTCCAGTGAACTGTCTTGTGATATTATCGTAGATTTGATTAGTAGAATAATCCTGACGGAGATAAACTCTTCCAGTAAATGATGACTTAGTATAAGGAATATTACTTTCATCTACCAGTTCTTGAGTGTTTCCTCTAGGAGCCTCAGTAAAGTGGATCTTACTTCTGGTCATATTATAAGAACCTTGATAGACCCTAACGGTTGTTCCATCAGTATGTGTTGTTGCTAAGGTTCCAACAAAACCTCTTTCACTCTTAATAACACTGAATGAACCAGTTCCGGTGATAGGACCAATAGTTGTAGTTCCGATACCAACGGCATCTACCTTGACAAATTCATCATCAATTTTCAGAACATCACCCGGAAGTATCGAAGAAATACCAGAAACTCCAAAATATGTTGCTCCAACAGAAATAGAACCACCATTATCAGAGAGAGTATGATTGATTGGAGTAAATGCGAGAGGAGATCTAGCAACACCATCAATAGTAATCAGTGATTTCTCCAGTTTCTTACTCATCTCAAGAGTATGAGCATTTCCAGTTCCAGCGGAATTAAAGGTTACTGCTACTCCAGCGTTTGCATTGGATTTGCTTGTAGCGAGTTTGAATTGATTATTATTAATCTTGATAGCATAAACATCTACTGGAAGAATATTGGTATCGGACATAACCATAGCGGTATATGCTCCACCAACAAATGATGATCTTGGTGTGTAGATTAGTCTTTCACCCGTGCTAAAGAAATGATCATTTAGTGTAAATACTCCAGTTCCAAGATTAACAACGGTTGATATTCCAGGATTGAACTGCTTTTCAAAAATTGGAACCCCATTGTGAGTAACATCAAAATCAAATCTATTTGTTCTATCTCCATTGATAGAATCAAACTGATTTGTAACCAGTCTTTGGTTGATAGTACCATAAGAAAGTACAGCAGGAACATTATTCAAATCCTTCTCTGTTTGAATAATTTCACTGTAAGTTTGTACAGTGATATCATCTGAGATATTAGAATCTGGATAGAACACCAGATTGAAGTCGTCACCAGAAATTTCTGATCCAAATGTACCAATTCCTGTTGTACTTTCAACTGAAAGATATGGATATTGGACGGTAAATGTATCAATATTGTTATGTTCAAATACAATCTGGTGTAGTGCTGAAGTGCTTCCGTAAGAAACCTTAGCAGTTGTTTTTACAGTAGTAACATCTAATCTAGAGTACGTTGAGACGGTTGAGATTCCAGTTCCAGAGAATACTGAGTAGTTGCTTTCTAATCTACCCTCTTTTACCAAATTATCTGGTTGTCCAGATGCCTTGAAGATATAAGTTCCAATACCAGACGCAGTAGTACCAAAACCAACAACAGAAGATCTAACAAGAACCTCATTAGATTCTGTATTCTCAAACTTGAGCGAAAGAACACCAGAGTCTATACTAGAGATAAAAGTACCAATGAAGTTGTTTGATGCTCCAGATCCAGAAGAGTTGTCGAAGAAAAAGTCGGACTTATATGTATTGGTTCCATCATGATCGATAAACATATCAACAACCGCCTTGTTCTTCGTTACAGTATCTGTAAGTTCGACGATGGCGAAGAGAGATTCTGCAGTTCCAGTAGTTTTTTCATAAACAGTTGAGGTAGAACCTACACCAACTGTTACGTTTGAACCAATAAGATCTACAAAACCAATTGACTGTGTGTTAATACCAGCAAGAGTTGTATTAAAATTAGTTTTAATAAACTTGATATCAAAATCAGATTCGTAAGGATCTACTGGAGTAAATCTTAGTTTTACATTACCAAATGAATCCTTGATTGCTTGAAGATCTGCTAACTGACTTTCTGTATTATATACAGATGATTTTTCAACAGTAATTAGATCATCATCGGCAGTATTCAATATAACAATTTCTGTAGATTGTCTATCTGCAGTATTAGGATTGATTATTTGAACAAAATATCTACTATATCCATCATTAGCAATGAAACTATCAATGTCCTTGTAAAGAGTTGTGTTTGCATCTTCGGCATTGGAGAACTGACTATTGAAGTTATCGATTGTAAGAACTCTATTAGTTCTACATTCAATGTAGTCACTCAGTTTCTTATTCTGAAGTTTAACAAACTTTGACTTGTTCGATGATACATCAGTATCAATACCAAAATCAAAGAAGTTGATAGCATCAACTCTCATTGTTGACCCGTCAGCATTAAGATTGATAATATCAACCAATGCTGTACTTGTTGATCCATTACTTGTTGCTGCAGAAACTCTTCCCGTACTTGTAATTCCAGTATCGGCAAAGTTCTTAAGACCTGAAGAGTGTAAGAGTCTATTTACTGGATCTATCCAGTCTTCATACTCAATTGGACTCTTAATGGTGTAAGATAGATTCTGATAATAATCATTGTCTGGCAGAACTTGATAATCTTCGTTAAGTTTTCCAATATCATCTGACCAACCATAATCAGTATTCAGACCATAATTGACTTTAAATATTCCCTTATTTTCCTCAACAGAATCAATCGTTGCTACGGTTCCAGAATCTTTTCCAACAATTACCTCACCAACACTTAAAGTGTAAGTTCCGTAAACCTTGATGGAATCATTTAGGTTATCGGTAATAATCAAGTCTCTTTCGGTATAGGTATTACCAGATTTTGTAAATACGGTTTCACCAATAATAAATGCTAATGGTTCTTGTGTAACATCAAACGTTGGATAGTTATTCCTGTTCACCAGGAAAGCGAATGAATTTTGATCTGTATTCGCTACACCAGCATTTGTAGCATATGGTGAAATATCATACTCAACCTCTGCTGGGTTGGTATTTCTATAAGCAGTTACCTCAAAGAAGTTGTAACTATAGTCTTCTGAGTTGAAACCAGTTCCAGTTGTAGATGCTAAAGATACGCCCTCAACAAAAACATAATCTCCTACACTAAATGGTGCTGTTGCTGTAGTGAATCCAGCAACTGGTGTAGATATAATACAAGTAATAATTCCTGCTTGTGATGTGAATATGCTGTTAATACCAACACCATTACTATTATTAACAGAATAAATTTGGGATTTTAGCTCAGAAATTCCTCTTGGGGATTCAATAATCTCAACAGATGAAATTGCAGCACCTTGTACTTTTGCTATTACGAGACCAGTATCATATGCTCTTCCAGTCGCTGGGTTAACAATGACTAGATCTGGTGCTGATGTATATCCAGAACCACCAGATGTAACATTAATATTGCTAATTTCATTTCTATTTACAACAGTGATATTTGGTGAAATGTAGACCTCAGGATTGAGAGTCTTGTCTGCAGAAAAATCAAATCCAGGATCTTGAATTGTAATCTGATTGATTCTACCCAACTTTGTTGATGTTGGAATAATATCCGCATTATCTCCAATTGAAGAAGCAATACTTACAAATCTTGGAAGTTTCTTGTAATTTGCTCCACCAAAAGTAATCTTCATCGAATCAACACCACCAAGAGCTCTTGGTGAAGATGTGGAGTACTTAAGAACGCTTGTAGAAGATTGATTATAATCAAGATCTTCAGGAACACCTCTTAGTGAAATATCGAACGTGGTTGTACCTACACCAGAAACTGCATATGTTCCATTATATCTACTATCAACCAATAAGATTTCATTATAATTTTTAACGTCTGTATCAGCAGTGCTAATAAAACCAGACTTTTCTAACTGATAATAAATCTTTGATGGAAGATCTTTATGATAGTTAAGTGTGAAAGTTGCTGTGGTTGTAACACCAACAGTTCCAACACCAGAAGTACTGAATGTTGTAGATGAACCAATAGAAACTAACTCGTTCTTGAAATCACTATCATAGAATAGTTTAAGTTTGTAACCACTCAGAGATGTATCAGATACATTGAATACTAGGTTGTTATCTCTAACAACTTCTAGTTGTGGATTTATTCTAGATAATTCTTGACTTGAACCACCAGTAGAAGCAAAACTTACAATAGAAGGTGGTGTAGAAACAGCATCATAAATTGTAGTAGTGAGGTTAATTGTGTCGTCATCAATTCTGTAGACGAAGTATGTTCCAGTCGATAATCCAGATACAACCAGGTCAGAGGCATTATAGAAAACCTTATCACCAGTTTTTAGACCGTGTTTTGTTATGGTCAACTCTCCAGTTGACGTATTGACTGATGTTGAATTAAATCCAATTGGATTAACTAGCAGTCTATCGTGTGTGGAATTGTACTTGACGTAAACTGATGCGGATGTCCCAACTCCAACAGACTGTTGAGAATTCAAACTCAACTTGATAGTATCACCATTGGTTAAGTTATGATCTGTAGAAACAGAAACTCTAGCCTTAATTTTTTCCGCTCTAGCGGTTACTTGAGTCTTATTGGATGTGAAAGAATATCTATAGTCGTTGCTATCTCCATTTTCAATAAATGATCTGAAATATAAACCTTCAGTATTTGTTGTTAGACCAACTTGTGTGCACAGACCGACAATATCATCAGATTTCTTGATTACATATAGAGTTTCCGAGTCTCCAGTTAATGGAATTCCAAATGCGGGACTAGTTTCCGTATTTGAAACATTGATTCCATGTGTCCCATTAACTCTTTCAAATGTTACTTGTTGACCAGTTTTAAATGGGTGATCTGGTAGGTAGATACTTTGGACAGGAACAGAAACTGTTTTTGCCCTTCCGCCAACCAAATATGTGTTTGATGATGCTGAACCAGTAGTTGTACCAATACCTACAGATTGAATAGGGTTGAAGTATATCTTATCATTTACACTAGAATCAAAGTATGAAGTCTTAACTGGTAAAGTAAATCTATTTGTTGATACAAATACGTCTGTGTGTGCTGTGTGAGCAGACCCTGTAACTCCTCTGATTACCCTTATAACCTTATTTTCTGGATAAGTATTGAGAACAGACATTCTCTCTGTTCCAATAGCAACAGTTGTTCCAGCAGAGACTGTAGAAGGAATACTGATAACAAAAATATCAGTAACAAAACCAACTGTTGAATTTGCTGCTACTTCGGCAACTAGTCTAGTTGTTTCTGAAGTAACTCCAATTTTATGGGTTTTTGTTAGTCCAGGAACGAAGGTAGATAGTCCAGAAATAACAATCTGGTCATTCTCTAAGAAAGTATGATATGGATCAACGTGAACGGATACTTGATTCGAATTATCCCAAGTAAGAACGTTAGATTGATAAGTTTGAATTGTAGTATTTACATCAACAATTGATTTACCAGTTACGGATCCAACATATGCAGAGAGTCCTCCACCATTAGTATCTGTACTATCAAATGATGCAATATCACCTACTCTGTAATTTGCTCCAGACTCATTGATTACAAATCCATCAACAGATCCCTTAGTAATAGAATCAATAACGGCACTTTGCATTAGAGTCTCATAAGACTCAGAGATAAAATCGTTATTGGCGTATTTGTCTCCGATCTTATATGGGAAAGTGTTTCTTGTTAGTTCTGAATTATTGAAATTATATCCTTGATCAATATTTTGTGTGATTGGGGTTGAACGATATGTATGACCTATAAAGTATGGAAACTTGCTATTCTTCCCATCACTAGTAATGCCAACGTGATATGCATAAACTCCATTGGGGAATTCTGGTGTCTTAGCATATCTTCCATTATGTTCATCAAGGTCTCCAGAAGAGGTGAACTTATAATCTTCGACAAAAAATCCTGCAGTGAATCCAATCGGTCTATCAACAATATCGGATGTAGATTCTTCGTATCCATTGCTCAGAATTTTGATTCCAGAGTTAATATCTGAAGGATCGGCATAAGCATATGCACCATAAATTGGATTTCCATCATAAGCCCAACCAATAATTGGTGAATGTGATGTTCCATCATCACCAAATTGGGAAGAACCAATGCTGGTTGTGTATCCAACTAATCCGTATCCAAGTTCTCCATTAGTTTCTAAAAGAATCTCATCACCAAAACGATAGTGATTATTCAAAGTTAATGCTCTTACAGAAGCTTCCACATTACCATTTCTACCTGCTGGAGTCACAGTAATTGAGGTGGTATTCTGAGAGTACCCTACTCCAGGATTAATAACAACAACGTTGGTGATCTTACCACCAGATACCATTGCTCTTAGTTTAGCACCGACACCATCACCAGATACTGTTAAATCTGGTGCCGAGGTATATTCACTACCACCACTAGTTACCTGAACAGAAACAATAGAACCACTAGAAATGAGTGGTTTCAGTTCAGCATCTTTACCATTCTTTATTTTAATATCTGGTCTCTTGTGGAAGTTTAAAATAGTTGTACCATATCCAGTACCAGTCTCATACAGATATAAATCAACGATTTCACCCCTAATAATTGGAGTTGCAGTAATAACACCAGTTATACCATCATACTCGGTATTTACTGAGATTGTTATATCAGGATAAGCGAAGTTTTGGAAACCAGTTCCAACTCCTGTAATGGAAACTGGAAGTCTCTTAGTATAATCTGCGGTAATAGTTCCACCAACACCAGCATTTGCTAGTTTGAACGTGCTATCAGAAATCTTAAGAACTTTATATCTTAAAGAAGTTGATAAACCAGTTACTGCTGTCCCATCGGTTGTGTAAACAACAACATCACCATCAGCAAAACCGTGGTTTTCAAATATGATTGAATTCTCAACCGTTGAAATATTTTCAGATTTAACTTTAAGTTTTCTATTTTGGTATCCACTTCCCGAATTGATAACCTTAATGGAATTGAGAGTTTTCTTATCCTCATACATTCTAAACTTATGAATACCCTGAGAAGTTGTAGTAAATCCTACTGTATTAATCCCACTTGAGTAATTCGCAAAAGATTCATATAGTTTGATTGAGGTATTATTTACCAATTCTGCAAAATAAACGGAACCACTATTCAATGACAGATCTTGGTGAGTATTACTTCCACCAAATGTTCCAACGCCAATAGAATTATTTCCATTTCTGCTATAGACAATAGCATCACCATTTCTCAGGTTATGAGGCTTTGTAAATGTGATTGTCTCATCTGAGATGTTAATCCCACCACCATCAGATGTTAAACGTGCATCAAACTCAATCTCACGATATCTTGTTCCAACAACAGGTTCCAGAATAGCACCAGATCCATTACCACCATCAATAGTAACAGATATTACATCCTTAATATCAAAATCTTGGGGATCTACTTTAACCTCTTTTACGTTACCTTTTACAACTGGTCTAACCAACGCAGTTGTACATCCAACTCCTGGAGAAGAAATAACAATCTCTGGTGGAGAAATAACATCATAATTCGTTCCACCATTATAGAGTCGAATTTTTTCTATTGGACCATAGTAAATCTTATCGGTCGATTTGTAGTTGATAATTTCAACTCCGTTGACCAGCATACCAGTTGATTCTGGTGGAGTTGAAGAACCTTTACCATTTTGAATATTTCTACTCAATGGAAACTTCTTAAGAAGTTTTTGTGGGTAAATATATCTACTCTTTTGAGATGATAATGTAAATGTATGGGATCCAGTAGCACTACTAGAAGTAAACTCAATAGGATTATCACTAACAATTAGTGATCTTGATGCATATAATTTGATTTGGTTTGTTAAAGGAAGGACTTTAACGTAGTAGTATCCTTCACTGAGACCATTCAGTGCTGCTGATGAATAGGTGTAATAAACTTCATCCCCAGTAATGAATGGAACGTTGCTAGCAAAAGAAAGAATCGAATACTTTTCGGTCTCTGTATTGTATCCTTGTAGAGCACTTCCACTTGCTGATGTTATTGTTGCTTTAGAAATATCTTCACTAATATCATATGATGGTAGTGAGTTTGAAGCAACATATCCATATCCACTACGATCTGTGTAAACGTTCTGAACATCACTAGTGATGGTGTTATCGCCATAGAAGATCTCAGTTCCACTACTAGATGCAGTGTTTAACTTTCTCCTAATTGTGTAGATAACTGTAGGACTAGCAGTGAATCCGCTGAGATTATTGAGTGTTATCTGCCTGTTTACTGCATCAATAGTAGCGACAGTAGCATTGCTATGAAGAACGGTTTCTGTTACTCCATTAAGAATATCTACAGTATCTCCTACTTTAAGACTTGACTTATCTATTTCAGTCTTTAATTGGAAATTTGAACCACTAATACTATCAACATCAAATCTTGAGCTGGTATTGTAAATCCAACTGTTAGCAAATATTTCTTTATTAGTCTTGTTTGCACTTGGATTTAAGATTTTTTCACCAACATTCTTGGTATAAATCTTTTGACCTTCAGTAGAAAGTAAAATATCACCTATTGGTTCAAATTCAGACAATACACCTGTAATACGAAGTTCTACTTTCTTGGTAGTATCACCATTCTCATATCCATAAAATACTTCATCAGTTCTAAGATTTGCCTTTGTTGGAATTGCAACAGTAACACCTGTGCATCCTAAGAACTGGTTTACAGTCTTAGACGTATATTCAATAGCATTGGTTCCAAAAACAACCCTGCCAGTATCAGCAAATCCTACTGTAGAATCTACAGTGATTACAGAAGATCCAACAGATACTGCGCTAATAACTTTTGTCTGTGGTTGAATTTCAAATGTACCTTCAATAAGGTCTCTATCATCAAATCCAACAAACAGACCAAGTTTAAAATATGTGCTAATACCAGATCTGGTGAAGATTTCTACTTCCGATACAGACGCTTTAGTTTCTGAATCTGATGATTTTATTATCGTTTGTCCAACCAGATTGTTTGGATCACCAGAAATTCTTTCTGCAACAACAACTTCTCTTCTGATAAACTGTGCAGAAGATGGTTTTACAAGATATTCTTCTAGGTCAACTACCTGAGGAACAACGCCATATAGAACTTTAAATAGTATCTTATATGATTCTTCCGTTCCTTTTGCTTCATAGAGACTTCTTGCTTCTTTTATGAAGTTATTAACATCAAGATTGGGTACAAAATCAACATTCTCAAGACCTGGTGTGAAGGAATACTTGAGTTTATTATAAAATTCTTTAAGAAAACGGGTACTTAGGTTCTCTACAGAACTTCCAGAATCGTGAGATGCTGATGATGACGTACTAAACAGCAGTTCTTCTGGGTCTAAATCTGTTTTATATGTGGTAATACCACTAAATCCTCTAATACATCCAGTAAAAGAGTTTGTAGTGATACCAGTATAGGTAAAAATCTCATTGTCGATCTTAAACAGACCATACTCATGAGGAAATCCTTTTGTAGATGCAACTCGAACAGTCTCATCGGTTGATGAAATACCAACAGAAAGAGTAGTCTCACCAATAATTACTTCTGGAGTTAGATTGTCTAACTTCAAATACTGATCAAGATTATCTGAAAGGTCTGATGGACCAGACTGATATTCTTGAGAGATGTAATATTGTTTTAGAAAATCTACTGTTTTTGGACTTTCTGAAAGTATGAATTCTGGTAGTTGACTTTCAATTATTTGCTGAACTTTTACCCTCTTCTCAAAGCCCGTTTGTATCATTTTATCCCCTCTTTAGTTCTCCGTTTGAATAACTTGAAGTAACTTTATAACCGACGCCAGAAATCTGTTCGCCAGATGTTATAGTATCTTTAACCATATTTATGGTGCTATCAGCAACAGAAAAGGATAGATATAGATCCTTTAGACCGATAATATCATTAGACTCTGGGAACGCCTGAATTTCGATAATATTGTTAGCAACCACCGTAGAAGTGATGTTTAAAGTGTTGAGAGTTATCTCACCCTTAGTGTAATCTACGGTGCCTGCAGACTTCACTACGATCTCATACTTACCAGTCTCGTTAATATCCTTAACGATGGAAATAACGCCCTTCCCGTTGCTTCCGGGCACATCTGTGAAGTAGAATGTTCCTATTCTACCAGCAAGAGTAAATCCAGTACTCTTAATATTGAATCCATCCTTATTGATATGGAACTTGTTACCATAACACAGTTCATACTGTGCTGATTGATTAATCAGTGCCTTTAGATTTCTACGGATAATGACTCTTGTGATGTTTGAAGTGATCGCATTATCGGAATTATCAATAGTCTGACACAATCTACTATACTTAAATCTACCACCAAACTGGTTGATATTTGCTTTTGCAAAAGTATTCAGAATCGAAATTACTTTAGTCTTCAAGGCATTGACGTTTGTAACCTGAGAGCTGTTATAATAGACTCCAGAGTTAATTTCAACATAAAGAACCTTAAGATCAGTGATTCTTTGGTTGATACCAGAAAGTGAATAATCTTTCAGTTTTGAAAGAATATTTTGCTTATCAAAATCCGAAACAAAGTCGCCATTCTTTGGTTTAATGCTAATAATGACGTTTCCAAACTGTGGTGGGTCCAACTCTTCGCCACCAACAACAGAAACAGACTCTGTATTTGGATAAATCTGTTGAATAATCGCTTCATAGTCACGAGTCGTCACTGCTCTATGCTGAGAAGCGTAAATTCTTGGTGCAAAGTACTTAATTGAGTCAACACTTTCAATTGCACTACCGTTTGCTGCTGCATTTACGGTTGTAACGCTAATTGCATTGGTTGGGATGATCGGATTTCCCAAAGAATCTAAAAATCTACCGGAGAATGAGAAATTAGCAGCACCATTTCCATCTTCACCATCAGTAATGATGTAAGAAACGGTAATAATAGTGCCACTTTCTAATTTTTTACCAAAATATCCGTCTCCAAACAAAAGTTCATACTTTTCATCCTGAACTTCCTGAATCAAATAGATTTCTGAGGTCTTGTTAATATTTAAAATGTTATCAACACGGGAATATTCTCTTCCTTCACCACTATCAGAGAGTCCTTTGACTTTTACGACGATAGTTGAAGTGTCAATAAAGGAATTATCAAGGACAAAACGCTGATCAAGTGATCCATCAACCACAAATTGCTTCTTGAGGTATGTCCCTTGGTAGATCGTAATACTATTGAAAGAACCAGTACCAGAATTGATGGTTGTAGTAATGCTTTCTGGTATTGAGAAGATATAATTGCTGTTTTCTGCTGTTCCTACACACACTAGACCCGCCTCTAAGGTCATTGTATCCGATGATGAGGTAGTTTGTGCGTTCAAACTAATTGTTGCCTTAGCGGCGTTCCTAGAGCGAGGTACATAACCAATATTTCTTGCGAGAGAAACGACATTTTCTCTCAAAGTTGCCGAATCCAAGAAGGATTCGTTGACTACCATATTCGCATTGAACGCATTAATATAACTATTATACGCTAGAGTGTCGATTAAGACAGAAAAATTAGACCCCTCAAAGTCAAAATCCGTGAAATTTGAGTTAGCACGGAGATAATCTTTGATCGAGGTCCTTATTTGGTCAAAATCGAGGTTCGTAAACTTTGTAAAAGGCATCTTTTTATCTGGTAGCCTCTAATAAGAATGTAAATTGCTGAGCAGGAACGTCTTGACCGATGATATTATACAAAACTGTGACTTCAAACGTGTTATTATCGGGTTGAGGATCGACTTCTACCCTAACATTGTTGACTCTTGGTTCAAAATTTTCGATTGTAGTCAGAATTTGCTCTTGAATTACGGTAGCAGTACCAAAATCAACGAAATCGAACAGACTTGAACGCACATCTGACCCTAAAAGTGGTTGAAAAAAACGTTCATTTGGTATTGTCTGTACTAAATTACGAATCGAACGAGTAATTGCTGCCTCATTTTTGAGAATAGGCAGATCCTTGGTCACAGGATGTGGATCAAAAGACAAACTAATGTCCTTAAATGCTCTAGAAACCCGTGAGATCGCCATTTGTCAAGAAGTTTTCTTGCTTTATTTATATTTACATCCAAGGATTGCCATATGTTGGCTCCGTTCCATAGTCCCAATCATCATAATCTTCATCATTACGAATCTTTTCGTGAAGTTCAGACTGTTTTTTTAGGTCGTGACGAGGCGCAAGGTCGTGCATGACCTCTGTTAGTACTCTTTTTTGATTTAAATTCTGCATTGAACCATAATCTGAGGCGAGTTTCGTGGTTCCCCACATCTCTCTCATGTAGTCTTTGTTCCTATCGACAGGTGATTGTCCCATTTTAGCTCCTGATTTATAAAAATCAGAACTTTTAGAGGGGTTGCTATCCCTTACTACTATTTATTTTACCCAAAAACCTTTTCTAAGGTAATCGGAATCATAAATGAACTCATGATCATCATATTTTTTTTTATCCGAGTCATTCCAAACTGGTATTGCTACACTATTTCCATACCTAAAGTCTGGGTTTTGGCGAAAGTGAACTTCAATGAGACGATTTCCTATAAATTCGCAGTTGATCCACTCATAGTTACCCCTCAATTTTTTTAAAATACTAGGAAAAGGAATGGTAACGTCAACTTTTTTCCACATATCCCATCTATAAAGTGGATTCATCTCATCCCTTGTACCCAAAACTGCTAATTTTTGTTCTTCATTTTGGTAATCTACACTGATATGATTTCCTTCAAAAATTTCGCACCAAAATTCCGATGGATGATAAGGGTCTGTATACTTATGGATATACTCTTTACGAGCATAACGACCCATACCAAGTAAGTTCATACTAGGTCTTAAAATATAAAAATCGGGTCTAGGTACACTTGTGCCTATAGGACCACAAGTATAACCCAAAACCCGACTTAATATCAACTTATTGTATACCCAAAGGTCTTCAGAATGTATTTGGTTCCATTCATCATCACCTTCTAAGTACATTATCCCTTACCTTGTCCGCGATACTTTTTACGCGCCTTATTACGAGAAGAGGAAGCGTATTTAGTACCCATTCCATCTCCTTGACGAGACTTTTTAGGCGGACCAGGAATATAAGAACTTTTATTCAGTCCTACTTTTGCCTTAGCCATGATAATTCTCCTTAATAATTTCAGTGTCTAATTCATCAGGTCTTGGAGATCCTGTCTGATAGAACTCTATCGACAGGTCCTCCATTATATTGAAATACTCTTCCTCAGTCAAGCGGGAGTATAATTTCTTCCCCCTACAATAGATATTGTAAAGTTCGTTAGACATCAAATGATCCTTGTCTTTTCGTGACCAACTCTGATACGAGGATCGCACCAGATTTCAAAGCCTGCTTCCTTTGCATCCAAACAGAACGATACATCTTCTCCACACATATCCTGTACGTCACCAGATTCAAAGACTTGCATCTTCGGAGCAAACCAGGGATACTTCATCTCTTCGTGCTCAAAGACTCCATGCTTAATCATCAACCAACCAAATCCTGCATAATCAACAGTAAATGGTTTCTTACGCTTCGACATCGTTTCTAGCGTTTCATGATTCATGACTCCACCATTGTTCTTGAAGTCATCTTCTTCCATCCAGTGAGCAACAGAGGTCGTGTGCCCGTCTTCCGTACAATACCAACCACTGGCGATATCTTCATCCATCAATACTAATTGTAAAAACTTTTCAGTATTGAAAACAATATCAGAATCAATCCACAATTGATAATCATACTTTAGCTTGCCGTCCCAGGGAATCTGGTCAGGTCCACGAAGTACATTCGCTCCTAGGCACTTGCATCTTGCGAAGTTGACCATCGAGGAGTAGTCTTGAGAAATTTGAATACTAGCACCACTCTGTACGATATCAAAACAGAGTTGTACAAAATTCTTTAAGAAGGTGTAAGAAACTCCACGCCCAGGCAGACAGAAGACGATTGATTTACCACGGATCATCTCCCGTGCCTTCTCATAATCGAATTCGACTTCCTTGGTGACTGTCGGAGTCTTTGCTTTTACAGTAAATCCTTTAGCCATAAAACAGTGTAATTACATCGGTTATCATACAGCATTATCTATATGAGGTCAAGCGCCGCGCCCTTGAGTATCAAGTTCCCTTAACCTCAGTGATAATGATCGTTTCTCCATCAATCTCCATGTTCACTACAGTTCCCTCATACCAACCAAATTCACTCAGCACCCATTCGGGGATATTAAAATAATACTCCCCAGTTATTGGATCGACCTCCACAGTCGTATAATTTTCTCCGGGATTTTTTTGCATTTGAGGTATTTGAATTTCCATTTTTGTTTTATATAGAAAATCTTGAAATTGGACTTTGAGTAAACCTTTGAGTAAACCTTTGAGTAAACCTTTGAGTCTTATAAAGAGCTAGCGATCGTAACACTTTGTAGGTTACAGGGACCCATGGGTTTTATATACACGCGCCGCGACCGCACGGGGGCGGCGGCGGGGGCACTGCCCCCTCACGAACCCAGGGGGTCACCAGGCAGGCAGTGCCTCCTGTGCCTCATCAGCCCACACCTCAGCGAACTGACCCGCGATGGCGTAGGCACTGATGCCCAACTGGGGCTGCAGGCCCGAACCGATGGCGGAGTCGTCGTTGCAGCGGGCGGTCCACACGATCTGACGGGTACGGAGGTCGGAGGATTGGGAGAGGATCATGGGTCTGTCGGTTGAACTGAGAGTATCCTACAGCATCAGGGGGCACGAAGGTCCCCCCGTTACAATCAGTAGGAAATGACCTGAGGCGCGGCATCGGCAACCAGAGCGGCGACCTTATCCTGCTGCAGTTTCAGCACGACCTGAGAGTTGCGGTTCGCTTTGCTCAAACCCAGAAACGCCTTGATACCGTTGTTGCTGGTCACACGGAGACGGAGACCAAGGTCCAGGGTTTCACCGTTACCCTTGAGAACGATGCGGCGGGAGGTCGTGCCCTTACCAGCGACCAGGTGGGCAGTGTAACCAGCAGAGAGGCAACGGGCGGCACGGATGGTATCGTGACCCATCACATAGCAGCGTTGGGCGGCGGTGTCGTTGATGACCATCGACATCCCATGGTTGGCGTCGATCAGTTCAGAGATCAACCAAGCGGTGAGGGTCTCAGAGGTGATGGCGTTCAGGGCATCGCTGCAAACCTCATTGAACAGGTCACGGGTCTCTTCCACAATAGCGGTACGCTCAGCGGCACCCCAGTTACGGGCGGTGCTGATAAAGGAGCGGAAGTCCTCAAAGCGGGAGGAGTCCAGAAGGGCATCGGTTTGGGAGGTGTTCACCCAGTCAAAGGAACCGTTACGAAGACCTGCCTTGTGCTTGATGCTGATAGGAGTAGCACCCGCCATAGCGTCTGCCTTGTTACGGGTGCCGCCCAGGTGGGTGACGGTCTCAGCGAACACCTGATGGGCGTTCAGCAGAGCGATGGTGTCGTGCTCATTAGCGACGCCAGAGTGGTGAACGGAACCGTTGGTTTGGAAGGTCATTTGGGAATCGGGTGAGCGCCACCCGTCTGAACTGAGAGTAATGTAAGCGATTTTGGGGGTCAGGTCAAGACCCCCGGACAGTTGTCAGACCGTCACAGGTCAGCCAGCATCTCATCCAACTCATCGGTGTCGATGGTAGGGTCCATCCAGCGAGCACCGTCAGGAGTCATCTGCCCGAACTGAGATTCCAGGCGGGGGATCAGGCGATCATAGGAATCGTAGCGGCAGGCGACCTTGTAAAGGTTCTCATCGTTCTGGAGCCAGAGGGCGACGTTCCAGGTTGCCCAATTTGCCCATCCGTTGTAGGTTTCGGTTTCGGGGATCATGGAGGTGAGTGCTTGCATTGGTTGGTTGCGTGTGAGTGTATTGTAAGGGGTCAGGCGACCAGCGCCGACTCCATGTGGACGGTTTGCAGATTGACCTCAGCCCAATCGTATTCTTCCTTCAGTTGGGCGCAGCGGGCATCAGCAGCAGACTTGCAATCCCACAGGGAGCAATGATCATCAGATTCATAGAAGAATCCAGCGGTGACGACGTAGACTTGCATCGGGTTTCCTTTGAACTGAGATCAGTATAAGGGGTCAGCGGGCGATCAGGTCACCAGTGGTGTGCAGTAGGTCTGCTGTCACAGTGCGGATGGGTCGGATCGGTTCCCATAGCAACCACAGCACAACAGCGGTAACGGTCAAGCGGAGCATGGTCTGTCGGTGAAACTCAGGGGAGCGGGAGCGGGTCAGAGCGTTGATCATCGTTCCAGTTGTGCCAGGGAGGAGGGGGCGATGTGAGAGGGTGACCCACAGGACCTGTAGAAGTCTACCATACGGTCTGCCTCTTCCTTAGTCGTGAACCATTGCGACCGCCACTCGCAGGCATTGTAGGGGGTCTGGTAACGGACTTCAAAGCGCATGGGGTTTGGTTGCGTTGTGAGAGTATTGTAGCAGATCAGGGTCAGTCCCTGTCGGAGACGGTCCAGGTGCCGTAGGTAGCATGGTCGGGTGCCTGGTAGGTTCCCTCAGCGTGTGCTTTGAGAATCTCCTCCCGACGCTTTGCCTCAGCGTTCACCTTTGCGGTGTAGTCAGCCATGATGGAGGACATGTCCAGTTTGGTGGATTGTTTCTTCATGCTCTTAGTATAGGGGGTCCTCAGTTGAACCAGTAGGCAAGTTGTGCCAGTTCCTCTGCCGTCTCCTGTACGTTGTCGGGGGTCAGACGTGCCAGGATACGCTCTGCATCCTCCTCAGGCACATAGGAGAGGTCACCGTTGATCTCAGCAGCAAGGGCAGAGGCGATGGAGATGCAGCGGGATTGGAGTTCTTTCATGCTCTTAGTATAGGGGGTCTGGGGGTGCTGTGGCGGTTTGGTGGACAGTCCGGGAAGTGGCACAAGGTGGGTTGTGGGGGGTTGCCGCTGCCCTATAATAAGGTCACAAGCGAAGGAGGGGCAGGGTCGCCCTGATGACGAAAACGGTCGCCACCGAACCTGCCTTCCGGTAATTATAAAAAAGTATAAAAAAAGGGAGGCAATTGCCTCCCTATTGTTTATGCGAACATGAAACCATTGGTAAACTCATACTCATTGTAGACAGGAGAAGTTCCTGCCTGTCCAACGAACTTGTGAATGTACCAATTCCAGTTCCGTTGAAATACACCTTCGCTAGCGACTCCGTGCTCTTTGAGAATAGCATTCAGACGGGATTTGGTGGTGACAGACTGATAACCACCGTCGAAGATCTGAACGAAGTTATCACCAATGATGGCGATTTTGTTACCGTGAAGGTATACGGTGGACTCGTTAGTTTCGGGATCGTAGGAGACTTCGGTGTTGTCTTTGTGCCAGTTCAGATTGTTAGAAATGGCGTTGTTCATTTCACGTTCGATCTTACGCATGAGTCTGTGTTGTTTGATCTGAAGGTAGTATGGGACGGATTGGGGGGAAAGTCAAGAGGGTGTGTGCCACCTTCTCAACCGTCACACCCCGAAGAACTCTTCAAACTCATCTGCGATACGGTCGATCAACCAATCGGTAGCGTTCAGATCGAACACGTCGCAAACCCAATCGACGCAATCGTTGAGGTCGCAGAGGTTGCTACCCATGAAATCACGAAGAGCGGGAGCGATGTCCAGATCGAACTGGTGGACTTGAGAAGCAGTGGTGTTGTTCATACAGACATTATAGGCACGGGGTCCGCCGATCTGAGGGAAGCAGTGGACAGTGCCCCAACCGTCCACCCGCGGCGGCCCTGGGTATAATTAATCCTCCAGAAGTTCGGGGTAGTATTCTTTTACCTCTGCAATCAATTCCGACTCCGAATAGTTATCATAACTCTCACTCATAGAATCATACAAACACGCCATCATGGTTTTGATGTCCATATCATCCAGGATTTGCTGAATGAGTTGATCTTGGAGTTCAGAACGATTCATGAGTTTCAGTTACGAATGTGAGATTTGTTGATGGTGGTTTGCCACTCACTCGGAGCAGAAAGTCGGGGGTTCATCTTTACCCAACGACCTTGAAACTTCACAAGAATCGACATCAGTAATCGTAGTTAGAGTTGATGTAAGATTCTACATTGAACTTCTCATCTTTCTCCCATTCTTCTTTATACTCAATCACATCGAAGATTTCACCAGGAGCATCAGCAATCTCAGACCAGAGTTCATCAAACATCGGGGCAATCCCTCAACCACGAAACAAGAATACCCCACCAGGAGACCCAGTGGGGCAGATAGTGGACACTTGCTCAACTGGCACAAGAATGCCCAATTGCGATACGAATTCATATCATACAATATTCTTATGATACGAATTCATATCATAAAGTACTGATCAATGTGCCAATCCACGAACTGGCACATTAAAAATCGATATCGAATTCTTTTACGTTACAGTGAAGATCTTCACCTGGTTCGAGTTCTAATAACTCCTTCCAGTTTACATCTTCAAGATGTAAATCATCATAACACATGATGTCTAGTGTAACTGTAACTAGGCGCTTGTTATGTGTTAACATGTTACTAGATGTGTAATGTGTATGTATGACCTAGTACACATTATGCATAATGACGATACGCAAGTGTATCATAATCTTGTGTATCTCGTGTGTATTCCTCGTCGAGATCTACTACATCTAGTTGAGCATAATGCTCATAGTATGAGTCCTCGTCGAGATTATAATCATTGCTGAATGTATAGTCGAGATCGTAATCGTCGTACATAAGCTCGTCGAGATCTTGTGTTCTTGTGTATTGTAGCATATATCTCGTCGAGAAACAACCTGTCTAGGTATAAGTCTCGTCGAGATTCATAACCATTATTTATAAGTCTCGTCTAGATTTTGTGTGGGTCTCCGTATATTTTCCCGCGCCCGGAACTTGACAACTTGCGCGTCTTATGGTACGCTCGCTAAGCCCACAAGACCAGGAGGGATTTATAAGGGATTTATAAGGGGTTTATAAGGGGTTTATAAGGTTTATAAGACACAAGACCAGGAGGGGTTTATAAGAATTATAAGAGTATTATTGATACTAATTCATATCATTATCATACCTTATTGAGAATCATTATCAACAATACAATTAACAACTTTATATTTAAAAAGGTATTTAATTAATAAAAAACCCCTAAAAAGGGGTTAAAAGAACATAAAACACTTATTTTAGTCCTTTACACTCCCCCTCTATAATGTGATCTACGTGAATCTAATCTTCTCTGAACTGATGCCTTAAGATCTCTATAAAATGGGCTGGGATTAATATCAGTATCAACAGGTTGAATTAATCCACCTCCACCACTACCTGACTTAACATTGAGACTTAAACCTCTATTACCTCTAACAGATGCAGTAGTTGCTGACTTTGGTATTTCACCGGACTTTAAATTAGAACTAAATGCAGTCTTCATTCTCTGTAATAAGTTGGGGGTTGATACCGTATTAACAACTGGTTTTAACTTATTCATAAAATCAGAGAACGTTGTTTGTGTTCCTGTTATTGCTCCTCTGTTACCTGCTTCTATTCTTCTCTGTGATGATGATAACCTTGTAACTTGTGTAAGTTTATCTGCCTTTAGTTTATTTGCTGATATTGAATCAAGTTTTACTTTCTCTGGTTTAATTGGTAATTCTACTCCCTTATTTGTGAGAGCACGTTTTAAATCACGACGAAAGTTTAGAAAACCTCTACTATCACTACCACTCTTTGGTGCTGGTACTTGAGCACCTGATTCATGCCTGTAAATATCATGCTTACCAGAAGAACGTTCTAACTTAAAACCAAGTTTTTCTGCCTGTTGAGCATAACGTTTTTGATCTGATGCTTCCTGTAAATTATGCACAGTATAATGAGGTTTTACTTCTCATCATATTTATCGGCGCGTGACTTAACATAGGTGAGATCTTTCCATGACTCTGGATAACACAATACCAGTGTTCTATGATTCCTATGATGAGTACCGTTCTGCAGATCATCAGGATGTTTTGGTTTAGTCTTTGTCTCAATCGTAAGATAAGACTTATCCTTAAAATACACCCATCCTTCTACAGAGAACTTACCTTTGTTCCACCTAACATAATCATCTAATTGGGGGACATAAGACATTGCATTAAAGGATTAAGGTTTAATAGCATTGCAGAGTATGGTGTCGTTTGTTCTATACTAACGACGGATCCCATTGTAGAGGAGTTGACTGGGGAATGATAGGACTTTGTTTTGGTGTTATAGAATCCCCAGATACAACGGACTGGAGCACCATGATTGTAATCAAACCGACGCTGATGAAGAATCCAGATAGCAATAACATTGCGTTTAAACTCGGTTTGCTCATAACTATACCCTTCTGGTGGTTGGTGTTTAAACGTCTGGGGTAGCACGCAATCGATTGGGATTTGTTCCTTCTTCAATGAGTTCTTCAAGACGTTGTTTTGCTTCTGGTTTTGTGAGTTGAGTGGACTTTCCTGGTACAACTTCCCATCCTGTTGTGTTGTACTCTTCAATGCGATACAGTTTTTCTTCAGTCATTGTTATGTGGTAAATGATTCTACAATACCCGATTCTTCGGTGTTAGCAAGTGCATAACGCGAGGCACTATTCACTCGTTCCATAATCAGGTTGTCGTATTTATCGTCACATTGATCCCTCCAATTCAGAAGAATATCATGACATTCAACATCGTTCTTAGCGATTACAGCGATCAAACCACCATATTCTGATGATGGAAATGGAACCCAGTAATCAACCAAATACAGATAGTTCATCGTTGTGTGTAAGTTACTCCTTAATTGTAGATTGTTGTTTGCTATTTGTCAAGAGAGACAATTGTCGTTCAAGTTCACACTTCATCTTATACAATTTACTATAAAGAAAAACCTCATACTCATTTCCTTTCAGTAAACTAATCATGTTGTGAATCTGCATCAGTGCTAAATGCAACTTTGCTTCTTCAGTCAAAGAAATTCCTCCATCAGATAATCTACAGTCACCTCCATTTTAGCGGCACTGTTTTCCAGAAACTCATCCAGAAGTTCAGGTGCATCTTCCTGCATTACGGCAAGAGTCTGATACCAAAGTTTAGTAGGAAGGGACGACATCGTTTCGGAGTCCTGTTTCTGATCGATCAAGAGTTTCCCAAACTGAGTATAGTTTGTTGTAGAGGGCTGGGGCACTTCCATATTCTTTAGCAATTTGATTTTCGTCACGGTTGGTAAGTAGTTGCAGTGCAGATAGAATTACACCAATTTCATGCACATTCAGATTTACATTTGCGTCAGTCATCATACCTCCATAGGTGAACTATTGTTATTCTAACATATTAGTCTTGAAGAGTGAAGTTAGGAGCCCACATGACTTCATATTGTCCATTGTCTTCTCCTTGGGCTTCAAACCATTCTGCATATTCCTCATATAATGCACGACAGGTATCTTCGTTGTCAACTTCTGCACAACTTTGACACAGTGCATAAATGTGGTCAAGTTGATCCTCTACAATGTCGGTGCGTTGTTCGTCAGTCATGAGAAGTCCTCTTGATTACCTTGTAAGTATAGCAGGGTGAAGTGGGATAAGCAGTGCAGTAGTGGACAGTTCCTCAACTGGTCTGGAATCGCCCGTGGTTGAAGTTAGCACGGGAGAATGCCTCACGCTTCACCAATTTGAAGCAACCGTGCTCATTGGACAAAACATAACCTTCAGCATCAATACGCTCCCCTAACAGATAGGTAGCAGGTCCATTATTGCGACAAATGAACAAACAGTCCTCCTTAATCGACTTGACAAGTTTCCACAAACGAATTAGGTTGCGATCGCAGTCGCAGGCGACCGTCAGTGCCTCCTCGTCCAGTTCGTTGCCGCTTTTGATGAAAGTGTTGAAAACCTGCTTCATCTTCTGTGCTTTTGAATGACTTACAAACTCACAGGTTGTAGACATTTGACGGGCAAATGCACAGACTTCATCAACATCAGCAAAACGCTCTTGCCCATAGGCAATCCAGGCAAGTGGTTGCACAAACTTACACTGACGGTTACCAGTCAGTTTATAAGACAATGGATAGGCATGTGCATCCCGAAGATCACTACTTGCCTGATAATAGGTATGAGGAGCAACAATCACATCCTCAGTGATTACATTCTCAAACTGATAGGTGAGGAGTTGGGAGTTGTACTCGGACTGTCCACCAAACCCAATAAAATCACCTTGATAGATGTTATGAGTGCGAGGAAGCACATCATAACAACGATGAAGGATTTCCGCGACATTTCCTTCGTAGAACTGATCGATTTCATCATGAGAATGAGCAATGCGAATCTTCACCTTGTTGAACACTGCTTTAGTGCCGACAAAGAAAGTATTTGTTGCAGGATCGTTGCCCCAGACAATCGCAGGAGCACCGTCCATCTTAACACTCAGATTACCCTTACTCACAAACCAATCAAGAACAGAAAGGTCACCAGTAAGAATAGAATCTTCAGGGTGCTCAAGGTGAAGGTTTTTCATCAGAAAAGTTCGAGTTGGGCAAACATCAGGTGATCGTCACAACTATCAGAGTCGTGCAGATCAATCATATCAGAATCGGTGTGAGAAAAGAGTTTATCGAAAAGAAAATCAACAAACTCTTTATTTGATTTTTCGTTGTTCATGAGAGTAACCATCAGAATCACCAGCGAATGTAAGTTTCGTCAGGATAAATGCCATTTTCTTCACAACGGCACTCATAGGCAATTCGCTTGAGAAACTCAATGTCCATGTCCTCAATCTCCTCCAGAATACTGAGGCGCAGTTCGCGGATGGTGGCGTCTTCCATTGGATTCCCCTCTGTTGATGCTCTTATTATAGGGCATTCAGGCGCTGCTGGAATGCCCCCTGTGCCAGTTCTTAAACTGTCACAGGCACTTGGAAATACAATCCAGCACGCTTCATCATATCAATCAATGCGGATTGAATATCCTCCAATTCATCACGTTCTGCATCAGTCATTTCTTCCTCAAAGTAGAAAACATCAAACTCATTGAAGTTCACACTACCATCAGCAAGAATGGGAGCATAGAACAACTCACCCTCGGTGCAAACAGTATAAACACAACCGTGATTCTCAACAGTCAGGAAAACGCCAGTGAAGTTAGTCATTTCAGAAACGGGTGATGTTTTTAAGGAGAATAAAAACCAGGGTTGTAATACAAACCCAGATGATAAATGTGGTCATCAGCAGGCACCATTCATAGGATTAACATTCACGGCATCGGTATTAAAGTTGGTCACTTCATAACCAAGTCCAATGCGCTCATCACACTCACGCTGAAAGTCACGCTTGGTAATACACTTGGTGCTCATGGTATCAACACCCTGAAACTTCAGCACTTTATAGATGAATTGAGTGCTACCTTCGATGGGATAGTAGTCAACAACCATCGTACCAGTGGTGGAGGTGAGTTGCATTTGGGGTCGTTCCCTTGATTACCTTAGTATTATAGAGCAGATGGTGGGCAGTGGAAGCGGTACTGTGCCACTTCCACAACTGTCCCCACTTCAGGCACCAATAACAGAAACGTCGATCTCTTTAATGTTCAATCCACACAGTTGATTGTAGACACGATTGTGAATAAACTTACATGCGTTTTCTTTGTTAGAACGCTCATACCAAATAGTAATGCAACCGTCTGCAGTTTCAACCAGAATGCGAATGTCCTTCACTGGTGTCGTCTCTTGATTACCTTGTAATTATACTGCCTGCATCAGGCGGTTGGAGAAGCAGTGTGCCACCTTTTCAACTGTCACAAGACCCCTATCTATCAAATAATCATGATACAATTCTTCTTCCATATATCGTGCTTCTACTTCATGTGGTTGATACCAATACTCATACTTTTCGACAGGTTCTTTAGAATAACACAATTTTCCATAACGGGAGCGCAGCAGACCATCCACCCACTGCTTCATATGGGTTAATTCATGCAAAAGAGTTTTTACATACAACTCTTTGTCCATATAGGTATTCATTTCGATTAGAAAGTGACGAGGACGATAATTGTCTTCAATAACGTCACAATATCCATAAACCTGCTCACGATTCAGACCACGATGCACAATGTCCAGCGTAATCTTGTGTCGTGGGAAATACTTAGTCAGAAACCAAGAGGTAACATCCTCACAGAGTTTCTTAGAATAACCATATCCAGAATGACTGATGTAAGACATTGACCCCAATGAAGAAACCAAAGGAAAGAACCAAGAAAAACAAGTTTATGTGTCGTCGTCATTATCAGTGTCTCTCATAATAACGTAATTAAAACCAAGTGCTAAAAGCACAGCACTAATCCAACAAAGAAAAAGTGTAATCATCCCCACGCTTCCACATATTCAATAAGAGTAAATCCTTCGTCAGTCTGCGTTTCCTCAACCAACTCATCATAGGTCATCTCTTTCAATCCTTCCAGATAATCTTCAGGAGATACATCCACATCAGGATCATAATCATCATGACAAAGAAAGACATACTCATTGTAAAGTGCCTCAATCAACAGTTCTTTGGGGAAATTCATTTTCTTTGTTGAGATGATTAAACCAGGGAGAGAATAATGCTAGTGCCGCCCATGCAACACTAGCAGAAATGATAAGGAAGTAAATCACTTATAAAGATAACCTCCTGCCCAGTCACAACGCTCAAGCATTTGCTCACGGGAGTTGATAATCAGCACATTGTAACGCTCTCCCTTAGCAGGTGCTTTAATGCTAGCAGGTTTGTAGACAGAACCAGTCTTCTTATCAATGAAAGCGTGAATGCTATCGCGGCGATCACCAATGTGCATGAAGACTTTGTGATACTTACGCCCAGAAGAGTCCAGAGAGTAGAAGTAACCGTCAGGAGCATCTTGCTGGAGAGCATCACACAGCATCATACCATACTTAACAATGTTAAGATAGATGGTGTTCTGTGCGTCCTTCTGGGCAGCGTAGTCAGCGAAGGTGGTGGACATCGGTTGCTTGCGTATGAAGGTATTATAGGGCATCCTAGACGCCTCTCAGGGGTCAGTATGCCAGTTCGGGAACTGGATCCCAGGAGTCGTCCTCTTTCATGTATCCCATCCAGTCTTTAGGATCTACATCATAGATCTCAATCTCACGAATTTCATCCAGAATCTCAGATAAGTCCATGAAGTTGACCCTCAAATTGTTTAGTTATTGTAGCATAAGGCAGACTAAACCGCCAGTGCTCCAGAAGGAATTTCTACAATCTCAGGCAGTTTGCTATCATCAAACTGGTGCATGTTGTAGCACACCCATTCACCATTACGGAAGACATAAGCATACTCTTCGCTGTTGTCGGGCAGCAGGTATTCTCCAAGGAAAGCATCAAGGCGAGGAGGGCAATTCTCACCACGAGCAGAATAATACTCTGCTTCCTTGTCATCATTCCAACAGGAACTCATATCACCACCATCAATCAGTTCAGAAACTTTCTCTTTGGTGTTGTAATGAGTGTTCAGAATACGACCCAACCATTCGGGATACCCATCCCAATGATGATAGCTTGAAAGAATAGAACCGTCAGAGAGTTCAATTCCAATTCTGGAGCGAGTCGCCATTGCCTTTGTTTGAACTGAAGTCAGTATAGGGCATCCACAAGCGGGTTTGATGCCTGCTGTACCAGTTCATCAACTGTCTCCTGTGCAATGGTGATAGCATCGGGATTCACGTCCAGGGTGACGCAATTTCGGTTCAGGTTAAAAGCGGAAATAGCAGTCGTTCCAGATCCACAGAAGGGATCCAGAACCCATCCACCCTCAGGACATGATGACTTTATGATACGTTCTAACAGTTTCAGGGGCTTTTGTGTGGGATATTTACGCTTATTCTTCTCACTTCTGCTGATAAAGTATACATCATCCCACAAATTCTGCACTGGAACACCTTTGGACTCATGAGAATAGATTTTCTTGTAGATATTGTTTGCACCGTAGTGCAAACGGTCCTGGGCGTCCAGTTCTTCCAGTTTTTCCCTTGTTATACGGAACCCAAACTGTGGATTATATCCTTTGTACTCAAATCTTGCACAAGGACGACTCTTCTCACCGCTAACTTTAGCGAGAGCATAATAACCAACCTCATCCTTGTTTTGGAAACTATTCGCAGCATATACTGGATCCAGAGAGGTATATTCAACCTCAAAGTATGGACTACCTTTACGGAAGACCATAATGCTGTCTACGATGTTACCCCAACCGTTCTTGATATTGTTCTTTGGACCGCTGCGTTTCCAAGAAATATTTGTGTAGAAAGCGTCACGAATCTTGCGATTAACTTTAGACAATACCAGAGCATTACCAATGAAGTTATTATGACAATACATCCACCCATCTTTATTCAGTTTGGCGTAGGCATTGTTGATAACTTCAGCATACCAGTCAATATAATCATCAAAGGAAGTCCAGTTGTCTGAGAATCCTTTCTCTTGACCATCTTCCTCTTGCATAGTAAAGTCCCTCTGCAATCCAAAGGGAGGATCCATATAAACTAGGTCAAATGTCTGGTCAACAGTATTCAGTTCTTCAACGGGTTTCTGAAGAATCTTGATCTCAGACATAATCAATCACTTACAACAAACTATGATACCATAAAAAAAGGAGGGCGTCAACCCTCCAATCTATCAGTCATCGTAGACTCTACATTCCAGTGCATTAGGATGAGTGTCGCAATACAACTCAAGTGGTGTAGGATCGTGTGAATCTTCTGGATGATGTTCTTTATATGTTTTCAGTGCTTCTAACTCTTCCTCAGTGTGCCTTCTTGCTTGTGGAGAGATAGTTGGATCACTCAAAAGGTCCTCGTCCTTTTGAATATGTGTGTCGATGTTTTCCATTGTTTTGTAACGGGATAATACTTATTTATTTTTATCGCGGTGTGTTGTCTTCCTTTCCTTCAAGACTTCGCACCATAAGTTCAGCAAACTTTTCCATTTTTTCGGCAGAAACTGTTTGTGGAGCATAGGTTATTGCGTCTTTGAGGGCAATAAGTTCTTCCCACTCTTCTTTTGTGAGAACTTCAGAACCAGTTTTTGCGAGAGTCATGAGTTCCTTGCGATGTGTCCCAATGTTAGCATTTCAATATACTAATATCTAGAAACTTAATACTTTCTTTGGGATCACGTTACACTTCTTAATCTCCGAAGAAAGAACCAAAGGATCCACTGTCGCCAAACTTACGATTTTCCATCTTATCAAGCAGAGCATCTGTGCTGATGAGGGTATCAATTTGCATAATCATATCGGCAATATGTTTAGCAATGAATGGTTTTTCTTGACGAGCAGCATAAGATAATGCATTTCTTAATGATGCTTCTGCTTCTCGCAAACTCGTTTCAACTGATTCAGATAGAGCCATTTGCATCCTCACATTTTTCATAAAAAATCCCATTTTTATAACAGGACTTTCCAGTTTCATAATATTTTACTATATTTGGTTGTGGTTTGTCAAGGTTACAGTATTCGCCTTGACTTTCTAGAAAGTTATTAGCACATCCCATTACAAGTATGGGAGCAAGAAAATTAAGAGTATACATTATGATCCAGGAGTCCAGTCATATCCACCCCATGCCTTAATTGCTTCATATTCAGCATCAAGTTGTGCTCGCTTGTTATAGTATTCTGCCTCACGCAGGTTATACTCACGACACTTATCTTTCTCTTCTTGTTCTGCCGCAGCATCACACATTGCATTGAGTTCTTCTTCAGTATACTGAGAAAACTCTTCACCAGTTGGACTTAAGTCAACAGGACGATTACCTTTTAGCAGAGAAAGAAACTCAATATTCTTAGTCAGATACTTTTTATGATACTCTACATTTTCATCCACACATTTGATAAGAGTATCGTAAATGTCTTGTGGGGTAAGATCTTCAGAATTCAAAGCATCATGTAACCAGTTTTCAAGGTGCTCAAGTGAATACTTTTTATATTCAAAATCAGTGCTGTACGGATTTGAGGTCATCTAGGTAGTCCTTGATTGCTTGCTCCATAATAACCTGAACTTCCTTCTGAGTCAAGCCATTAAGCCACGACCATTTTGAGTCTTGTGGGTCCCAGTCCATTGTGAATGAACCATCTTTGTTTTCTGTTATTTTAAGAGAGTCTTCCATCAGAGTTCAGTATAATCTGGATCTTTTTTTGCTTTCTTACGAATTTTTTTGAGTTCTTTGAGTTCCATTTTAATATTTTGGTAGGCAGTTTCTGCATCAATCTTCCCACCCATTTCAAGAGCAATAATGATATCTGCTCTCGTTCCAAAATGTGATAATGCCTTTTCTAAATTGCTTAGACCTTCATACATCTGGAATAATCCTACAATGCTCGGCAAGAATATCTATGCGAGCATCAAGGGAGTTTTCCATCTCATAAAGAGCATTAGTGAGTCCAATGTTCTCTTCTTCAAGGACACGAACACGGTCTTCAAGTTGAGTCAGTCTATCATAAACATCATCCATAGGAACACTGTCCGTAATTCCCCACTTTTCAAGAAACCAGTATGGATTACTTTTCATAGTTTTCCACCTACTTCGCCCGAATAAGATTTGGTCTCAGTCCAACCTTCCTGCCGTCCTTTAAGATAAAAACGGGTGCCTGATATACATGACTCTTCAGTGAGAGCTGAGACCAATCCGTTACCTTCTTTGTCATAACTATCCCAGAGAAATTTTCCTTTTACAACATAAAAACATTCGTCAATCAGTTTCTTATCTGGTATATCAAGTGGATTGCGTTTCGTCATTTTTTTTATTGAATCCAAAAGGTTGAGTTTCTGCTTCTTTCTCTACGCGAAGTTTCTGTGCTAGGGTGCAGACATTCTCAGCAACTTTGAGGACATCTTCTACCTTAGTATCGGCAGGCAGACGCCCTTTCACATATTCATAGATAGGAAAGAAGATGTCTGCTGCTTCGGTTACTTCTTCAATTGTCAGTGGTTTTGTATTCATTGGGTCTCTTCAAATCAGGGTGAGGTGCATACAGTGGTCCTTGGTAATCACCAGCATGAACTTTTTTAAGTGCCTCTACAACTTCAGGAGTTTCATCCCAAGTCCATACATCGCCAGTTTTTCCAGTAAAAGTGCGTTCAGTCATTCATAACCTCCTGAGTTGCGTTGAGTAGTGTTTGCACCATTGCATCTAAAGTATCCATTGGAATCCACGCTGGATCTTCATTAGCAAACTGTACTAGAACTTCAGTAACTTTCTTACGATACTGAAGACTATACAGAGTTCTTGTATTTTTAACGAATGATATAGGATTAGTCATCATATTTGTAACTGAGTTTGATGTCTTTCTTGTTTAGTTTGTAACGATCAATGTGTTTTTTACGGTGCTCTTCAGATTGGAAATAACACTTACGTGTTTCCTTTCCGTCCTTATGAATGAGTTTCCAAGGGAACTGATCAAATGGAAATTCTTCTGTGTAGTCCATCATCTAGGTTGTTCACGGTTCTGATCATAGCAGAGATCATATATTTCGTCAAGCACGGCACTACATTCCCAATACTCTGCGGTATTGTTGAGACATTTCTCAACTTGATACCTACGAACAGCAGTCTGAATGAGACGCCACTGATCTGCTCTAAGTTCCATATTATTCTCCTAGTGTATGAATCACTGGTTTTTCGTGTGCCAGAATGTGATACAGGTCAGGGTTCTTCGCTGCTGATACTGGAACAAACTCTGTCTCTGGATCAAACTCATCGTCACGAATTGCCTGGTTAATCACAATCGAACCATCAGCGCCAGAGTATGAACGATGGAAGGTCATTTTAGGAATCACCAGAGCACCAGAAGAACGATTCAGGTGAACAATATGATAAGGATAACGCCACTCTGGGTTGACTAATTCAAATGTGCGAATTCCAGACAGAACACGGTTGTGGTCAATCTGGTGATAATGGATATAAAACTGTTTAGCACCTACAATATCATCTGGTGGTGAAATAGCAGGACCAGTATGACACACAAGGTCTTGTGCGTTAGAGTTCTCTACGGAAATATCATAGAACACTACCGCTTCTGTTTCACGGAAGACTCTATGCTTCTTAAAGGTTACTTCGCTCATTAGTCGTACAAGTTTTGCTCTTGTTGTATTCTATCTATGTGATGATAAATGGTTGCTTCAGAATACTTAAACTCC